TTATCTATGCTCCCGGGGATTCGCTCCCTTGCCGCCGCGATGCATCTTGAAATCCATAGGGTATATGTTGTCTTCAAGATTACTATTATTGATATTAACAAATTTTTTGGCTAATAGATTATAAACTTTCAACAGTTTATTGGGAATATCTTGAGTTAGTGAATTGTTGTCCATGAAATCTGCGAAATCATCAGTGGTAAAAATTTTCATTGAGAGTATTTATTATTAAAATTATAATTAGCCAAATGTGATTATATTTTTGGGTGTTAAAAGTATACTGGATAATTATTTTTCAAATAATTTAAGGTTAATAATAAAGTTTTCTCCTATGTTTACTTGGATTAATTATATAAAAACCAATTAATATTGAGGTGATTAATTAATTGGTTATGATGAACTTTATTGGATATATATTCCATAAAGCTTGATAATACATGAAATAAATTCCATACAATATATTCCACTATCCAATAATTTTAATTTATTTACAAGTTGGGATTTATATCTAATATTGTCGACGGAATAGATATAACGTTAATTTAAGTTTTGATATGTGAAACGAGTTCACGTAATCCATATCATATTTTGTCGCACATTGTATTAAGTTTCAAACAACGCATGGTTATTTAATTTATAAATTAAGAGGTTTAATATGTCTATTGAAAATACCGATATAGCTGAACAAACAACTGGTAAAGATTCAGTTGTACTTGGACATGCAGAAGCGCCGGCAATACATTCTATCGCAATTGGTGCTTCACCCCGAAATTCTAAAACCATCAGTGAAGCGGCTATTGCGATTGGGCAAAATCAAATTGCGGGTAAACAAGGTGATACGAAAGTCATTTGGCCTATTGCGATTGGGGCTGATTCTGTATCCAACGGCCTGGCTTCTATCGCGTTGGGACAAAAGGTGACGGCGAGTGCGGCTCAGGCCGTGGCGATTGGTCAACACGCTTCTGCAACAGAAAAAGGGAGCATTGCATTAGGTGCAGATTCTATTGCTAATAAACCGAATGTTGTTTCTGTAGGAAAAACCGGCCATGAACGTAAGATTATACATGTTGCGGCTGGGGAGATTTCAAATCACAGTACTGAGGCGGTTAATGGTCAGCAGTTACATGCTGAATCGGCAAGGATTGATATATTATTAGATGCAAAGAATAAGGAATTGGAAGAGAAGGTTCAATCTCTGGAAAGTGATATAGCTAATCTTACTCAGCTGGTTCAAAATAGTGTGGATGATGTTGCATCATTGAAGAAACGACTTCTTGATGCGTTGAATTATTAATATCTGTTGGTTGTTATTTCATATATTCTTGGCTATTAGGCTGAGAATATATGATAAATGATTTAGTAGCAGAGTTTTTATTTATCGATTGCTTATTTACCTCCAATATTGAATCTCTTAGGCTAATAAAAGCCAGCTTGGAAACTGGCCTTTCACGCATCGGTTAAAAAGCAGACTTACAGAAAGCAAGGTGTTGACAAGTAGACAACGACACTATGAACACTTGATATGAAAGATGTAACAGATTTCATGATGAATTCTCTTTATTGGTAAAGTGTGATTTGTTTCACGAAAATCTAAATTGTGGCTGAGATTTTAATCAGAAAAACTTCAGAGTCAAGCAGTTTTTAAAAATTATTTTAAAGATTAAAATAATTTTGTGTCGGGTGTTTTAGGTGATGAAGTGAGCGTATCTTGCGGGGAGAGGATACCAAGCGATATGACTGACAATTGCTTTTAAGATTACAAATGCAGTTGGCAGTTGTTACATGAGAGGACAATGGAACATGATAGCTAAGCAGTGGTTATCGGTTTGGCATCAATCTAGTGAGACAAAGCCGTATTGAAAGGGTTTAAAGATACTCCTCTCATTTTTGATGTTAATTAGTTTAAGCCACCAAAGTAGAAATAAAGTTATATGATTTTGACATATTATTGAGAAGGCGCAGTCTATTTAGACTGCACTTTGATCCAATAAAAAATCGTGTAAAAAATAGAAAATGTGTTTACAACAATGTTAAAAGTACCTCTGTACTATAATAAATTTATTTTCATCCATTTTAATTGATGAGTTGTAATAAAAATACTTGTGATTATTGTTTTTATATTATTTATTTAATAAATCTGAAAAAGAGGCAACTTGAAAGATAGCGGGTATATACCGTGGTTTTATTTGTGCTGGAGTTATAATGCTAAAAAATTTAATTTGGAATATGAAATATAAAATAAGTAATGACAAAGTGAAATAATTTTAGATGTTGAATATGAATGCTATGAATATATTCTCAGTTGAAGTTTGTTGGTTTTTTTCTTGCCGTCAATGATATAAAAATAATTATTCTTCTAAGTTAGAAGAACATTTTATTATTATTTTTATGAATTAAACTATGGCTGCTGTAAATTATGAGTGATTACTTTAATAATAATTCAATATATTAATTATAATATTTAATCTAAGGGGTGTATATGAGTACTAAAAGTGATTTTAAGGCTTTTTCTATTAGTAACAATGCTAATGTAGTGAGTCAAGAGAAGTATGAAAAAGATCAGAGTTTGCAGGCGGGGTTTCCACCAGATAATATTACGAGTAATCTGCTAAACAAAGTATTACGTCAATCGTCAACAATCGCATCTGTCGTGGCTAATTTTATTGCGACACAATCTGGCGGTGATGTTCTGGATGATGGAGATGTAGCTAAACTTACCGAGCAATTAAATAAGGCTTTAAAACAAAAAATCACAACAGAAGTTCCTAATGCTTCATTAACACAAAAAGGCATTGTTCAGCTTACTAATGTACTGGGCGATAGTGACACATTAGCGGTTACGCAAAAGCTTGCTCAGGAAATAGTAAACTCATTGCGTGAAAGTATTAATGCTAAGGTATCTAATACCCGAAAAATTAATGGAAAATTACTGTCTGAAGATATCACCATTACTTCTCAGGATATTTTGGGTGGGCAGGCGATTAGTTTAGGTGATAAGGCAGATTTAAATAGCTACAAAACACCGGGAATTTATCATCAAGAGTATGATGCTCATGCTAAAAATGGCCTTAATTATCCTGAATTTCTTGCCGGCGCTCTTGTTGTATTGAAATCGGCTGGGACGGTTCAACGCTATTTTGTCTATAATAGTAGTCGAGTATATACACGTAGTCAGTTTCATGATAATCCGTGGACACCTTGGACGAGAGAGTATAATACGCTGAATAAACCGACGGCTGATGAGATTGGCGTATATACAAAAATAGAATCTGATTCTCGATATATTGCGGGAGTTCGCAGGGTGAATGGAAAATCTTTAGCTACGGATGTCACTATTACTTCTCAGGATATTTTGAATGGGCAGGCAATTAGTTTAGGTGATAATGTAAATTTGGATCACTGTAAAACACCAGGGATTTATTATCAGGATTATAATGCTCATGCTAAAAATGGCGTCAATTACCCTGAACCGCTTTCGGGCTCGCTTATTGTGTTGAAAGCGGCTGGAATTATTCAACGTTATTTTGTCTATAATAGTAGTCGAGTATATACACGTAGCCAATTCCATGATAATGCATGGACACCTTGGGCTCAAGAATATAACACATTGAATAAACCTGCTGACAGGGTTATTAGCGGGTATACAAAAGCAGAAGTCGATAACCTCGTTAATGCTAAAGGAAATAAAAATACAGCGTTGAAATCAGTGAATGGTTGGTGGAAGTGTGGGGATACAGGGGTAATTTATCAGTGGGGGATTGTGAATTGGGCTGCACATGATACACCAGTTAATTTTCCTATTCAGTTTCCTAATGCTTGTGTAAATGTTTCGTTAACATTAAGTGATAAATCTAACCTGGAATCATCATATAATGTTGTTGCAAGACAATTGTCTGTAACAGGATTTAGTTATTGGGCATACGAGACTGAAAGCTCTGCATTCTGGTTTGCAATAGGATATTGATATGTAATTTGCAATGCAAAAATAGATGTTTTTATTTTTGAATTTCCTCTCAAAATAATATGATTCAATTTGAGGATTGTATATGAGTGCCAAAAATGATTTTAAGGCTTTTTCTATTAGTGATAATGCTAATGTAGTGAGCCAAGTAAAGTATGAAGAAAACCAGAGCTTACAGATTGGATTTCCACCAGATAATATTCCGGTTAATCTGTTAAATAAGGTATTACGTCAATCGTCAACAATATCATCTGTGGTAGCTAATTTTATCGCGACACAATCTGGTAATGATATTTTGGATGATGGTAATATAGCTAAACTTACCGATCAACTAAATAGGGCCTTAGAGCAAAAAATTGCAGCAGAAGTTCCAAATGCCTCATTAACACGAAAAGGTATTGTTCAGCTTACCGATGTAGTGGGTAATAGTGATACATTAGCGGTTACGCAAAAGTTGGTTCAGGAAATAATAAATTCATTACGTGAAAGTATTAATACCAGAATACCAAATACCCGAAAAGTTAATGGGAAAGTATTAACTGAGGATATTAATATTACTTCTCAGGATATCCTTGCTGGACAGGCGCATAGTTTAGGTGACAATGCCAATTTGGATAATTATAAGATACCGGGGATTTATCACCAAGAGTATAATGCTCATGCCAAAAATGGTAATAATTACCCTGAGTCGTTCGCTGGTTCGTTGGTTGTATTGAAAGCGGCCGGGGTTATTCAACGTTATTTTGTCTATAACAGCAGTCGGGTATATACACGTAGTCAATTTCATGAAAGCCCGTGGACGCCTTGGACGCAAGAATATAACACACTGAATAGACCTACTGCTGGAGAAGTTGGAGCATATGCAAAATCAGAGTCTGATGCTCGATATATCACAGGACTCCGAAAAATTAATGGAAAAGCGTTAGCTGCGGATATCAATATTACTTCTCAAGATATCTTTGCCGGGCAGTCGATTAATTTAGGTGATAACGCGGATTTAAATAGTTATAAAATACCTGGAATTTATTATCAAGAGTATAATGCTCATGCCAAAAATGGCACGAATTACCCTGAGCCGTTTGCGGGTTCGCTTATTGTGTTGAAAGCGGCGGGCGTTATTCAACGTTATTTTGTTTATAACAGCAGTCGGGTATATACACGTAGCCAATTCCACGATAGTCCGTGGACGCCTTGGGCGCAAGAATATAACTCGTTGAATAAACCTTCTGACAAGGCTGTTGGGGAGAATATGGAAGCAGAATCTGATAATATCTATGCTGCAACCAAAGAGGAATTAATACAGCAAGCAGAACATGAGAAGTCTCAGTTATTGACTAAAGTTAATAATCTTATCGCTCCACTACAAGATGCTGTTGATTTAGGCGTTGCTTCCGAAGCAGAAAAAGCCGCTCTACTGGAATGGAAGAAATATAGGATAATATTGAGCAAAGTTGATATTTCATTGGCTCCTGATGTTGAGTGGCCGGAGCAGCCGAAATAATGAAAAAATGGTTTGAATAAACAGAGCATTCATCCAATAGTTTTGTTGATGTTGGGGAGAAGATACTGAAATATTCAGTCTGGAACTTGAAATAGAAAATTTGCAATAGGAAATTAAAGAGAGGAGATAAGAGTAATTTTTTGATATTAAATTGCCTGTTTCAGCCAGTTATAAAAATAATTAACATTCTAAATTGCGAGAATATTTAATTATTGCTTTTTTGAGCTGGATTTTAATCTACATGAATTAATATATACCCTATGGATTTCGAGATGCTTCGCGACGGCAAGGGAACGAATCCCCGGGAGCATAGATAACTATGTGACCGGGGTGAGAGAGTGCAGCCAACAAAAAGGCAACTTGAAAGATAACGGGTATAAATCATTTATATAATGATCCAATATGTTAATTATAAAATAATATCTTTGATCTAAGGGGGATATATGAGCGTAAAAAATGATTTTAAAGCTTTTTCTACTAGTAATAATTCTAATGTGGTAAGCCAGCAACTATATGAAGAGACTCCGGAATTATCGACTGGATTTCCACCATATAGTGTTCCCACTCATGTGTTAAATAAAGTATTGCGTCAAACGTCAATAATGGCATCTGTCTTGGCTAATTTTATTGCGGAACAATCTGGCGAGGATATTTTGGATGATGGTGATATAGCTAAACTCACTGCACAATTAAGTAAAGTCTTTTATGTTGGAGCTAAGCGGCCGGGTGATATCTATTTATCTGCACATCCGGCGTCAGATTTAGCTAAAGGAGAGTATATTGCGAATGGTGATGTTCACCTAATTGATTCTGTTGTTGGTAGAGCATTAAATAATTTATCTGATGCATATAAGGCAGCATGGGGGATTAAACAGACTGGTGATAAAATCAATCTCCCTAATTTGTTTGTTGATGGACGAGGGATATTTGTACGCGCTGGTTTGCAACCTGGTGTGATGCAGGAAGATGCGATTAGAAATATTACAGGTAATCTGGGATGGCAGGGGCATGGGCTTTTTACTCGTACCAGTGGAGTATTTTATGGTGTTAGGAGTACGGCAACAGTTATTGCTGCGGGAACGAAGGTTCATAGTAATCATGGATATTCAGCATATGCTACTTTTGATGCATCGAAGGTAGTACCAACGGCAGACGAAAATCGCCCGCTAAATATTAGTATGATACCGGTAATTTATTTAGGTGTATAAGATAAGGATAAATTATTATTTTGACAGTATTAGGTTAGTATCTATTTATTGGATTATTTGATGCTAATTAAGGTAGTAATCCCTCGGTGAATGCTTTAAGAATATAGCCAGAATTTAAATATGGATTTTGGCTATATATTAATAATATGGGAAGTGATAAGGAAAAATCGCTGTTAACGGGCCTGAATAGATAGCCTATTTATTCAGGCCATTTTGTTGGTGTTATAATTAGTATATTGAAAGGTTATGTTCGTGACTTAAAGATAAAATAATTGAAGGGAAAAGTAAAGATATGATAAATAATAATTTCTAATGTTGAATATAATGGTTTTGGGGATGTTTTTGATTACGGTATATCGAATTATTTGTTGATGTAAATTATATAAAAATAGTTACTCATTTTAGTTATAAAAATATTTCATTATTATTTTTATAAACTAGACTATTATCGATGTGAGTTGAGAGAAATCATCTTTAGTGATAATTCAATCTGTTTATTATGAAATCATGTTATTTAATTTAAGGAGATGTATATGAGTGCCAAAAATGATTTTAAAGCTTTTGCTATTAGTGATAAAGCTAATGTGCCCAGTCAACAAGAGTATGAAGCATATGCAAGGTTGCCTGTTGGGTTTGAAGACGGACAGTATATTCCTAATCACATGTTAAATAAGGCATTACGTCAAGCATCAACTATATCATCTGCTATAGCTGATTTTATTGTGACAGAATCTGGCACTGATGTTTTGGATGATGGCAATGTAACTAAAATCTCCGCACAATTCAAAAGCGTATTAGACAAAAAAATTGCCAAGTGTTGTAATCTTAATGTGAATACGGCTAATAAGGTTGTGAACGGTTGGTGGAAATGCGGTGATACTGGAATAATTATTCAATGGGGCCAGGCAAATGGCTGTGGGGCGATAAATGATTACAGATACTTCCCGATTCCATTCCCTAATGCTTGTTTCCAGATCGTTGCAACATATTCTGAGTTTGAAAATTCTGGCACTGGAGTTGCTGCTTTACCTATTTCTGCAAGCCAATTTATTGTAACATGTAGAAATGGTGCATCTCAGTTAGCAGGTAATTTTGTAAGATATTTGGCGATAGGATATTAATTATGTATTTTTATAGTGCAAAGACAAATTCATTCTATCCTATAGAATTGGAACAGAATTATATTGCTTCTGGTTCATTGCCCGATGATATTATTGAAGTTGGTCTTGATATTTATCAAGAATACGCTGCGAATAATGTACCGGAAGGAAAATATCGTATAGCAGGTCAAAATGGTTTACCGGAATGGGCTGATATTCCTCCACCAACAAGAGAAGAGTTGCAGCAGTATATTGAAAGTAAAAAACAACAATTTATTGTAGAGGCTAGCCAGCAAATAGCACCATTACAAGATGCTGTTGATTTAGGGATTGCGACTAAAGAAGAGGAGGCGGCTCTATTGGTATGGAAGAAGTATAGAGTAATGCTGAACAGGATTGATATTTCACTGGCTCCCGATATTGAATGGCCGGAACAACCAAAATAATGACAGTGGCCTGAATAAACAGGCCATTCTTATAATGGTTTTGTTAACATGGGTTAACAAATTTGACTTGAAATCAGCATATAATATTGTTGTAAGATAATTGCTTATAACGTGATTTAATTATTAAATATGTCCTAAGTAAATCTCTACGTTTTGGTTTTTAACAGAATATTGATATATGTTTACAGTGGAAAAATAAATGATTTTTATTTTCAGTTGTTATCCTAAGCCGACATTCCGCACCGCATTCGTAATTTGTTGTTTTAATTAAGAATTAATAAATGAATAAATTTTATACAAACGATTTTAAATCAGTACATTACAGATATAGCTGCGGAATGACAGCTAAGACCACCTCTTGGCGAGGTGGTCTTTTACTCAGTCCATTTTGTTGGTGTTATAATTAAAATACTTTAATGTTATGTTCGTAACTTAAAAAAAGAATTGAAGGTGAAATTTAAAGAAATGAAAAATATTAATTTATGAAATTGAATATAATGAGTTTTGGAATGTTTTGATTATAATTCGGCGGCTATTGATTGTTGCCAATTATATAAAAATAGTTAATCTTTTTAGTTATAAAAACATTTCATTGTTGTTTTTATGAATAGTCTATTATTGATGTGAATTATGAGAAATCATCTTTAGTGATAGTTCAATATGTTTATGATGAAATCATGTTATTTAATTTAAGGAAATGTATATGAGTGCCAAAAATGATTTTAAAGCTTTTGCTATTGTTAGCAATGCTAATGTTCCCAGTCAACCATTCTATGAAGCATCTACGGATTTGCTGAAAGGGTTTCCAGACAAGCAGGTTATTGATAATTACATATTAAATAAGGCATTACGTCAAGCATCAACTATATCATCTGTTGTAGCCGATTTTATTGCGACAGAATCTAACAGTGATGTTTTGGATGATGGTAATGTAGCGAAACTTACTACGCAATTAAATAAAGCATTAGAACAAAAAATCAAAGTAGAATCTGATAATCGATTTATTCGGTTAAATACGAATACAAAAACATCTGGTTGTATTTTATCTAAGACAGCAAATGTATTTGACGATCAATCTCTGCGGGATTTGTCATTGTCAGGTTTCTTGCGTCCAAATGGTTGGGCGGACTTAGGTGGTTTGGCAATTCATGTAGCTCACCCTAGTGCGGGGATTCAGCACTCAAGAGGAATTTCGTTTGAATATGGTAGTACATCTGGAGGTCAGGAGGGGTTTGGAATACATACGTATGCATTTGACAAAGATGGTAAGTTTAAAGGTAAAAAAAGAATTTTAACGGAAGATGATCGTAATAAAGCGATATTATCAGTAAATGGATGGTGGAGATGTGGTGATACTGGAATGATTTATCAATGGGGTAATGTACCTATTGGTGATAATCAGGGAAAAATTGTGAACTTGCCTATTTTATTTCCAAATGAGCTCTTATCGCTTCATGTAACGGCTATTTCATCAGCACCAAATAACAATACTGATGTAACTTCTGCTTATGGAAAGCCATTAAATAAGTCTCAGATACATATTTCTGTTTCATCAAATTACAATAATAATGGTATAAGTGGTGTTTATTTTTTTGTTATTGGTTATTAAGGAGAAGAAAGAATGTATTATTATAGTGCCAAAACAAACGGATTTTATCCAATAGAATTGGAACAGAATTATATTGCTTCTGGTTCATTGCCAGATGATGTTATTGAGGTTAGTCTTGATATTTATCAAGAATACGCCGCGAATAATGCACCGGAAGGAAAATATCGTATAGCAGGTCAAAATGGTTTACCGGAATGGGCCGATATTCCACCACCAACAAAAGAAGAATTGCAGCAGTATGTTGAAAGTAAAAAACAACAATTTATTGTAGAGTCTAGCCAGCAAATAGCACCATTACAAGATGCTGTTGATTTAGGGATTGCGACTCAAGAAGAGGAGGCGGCTCTGTTGGTATGGAAGAAGTATAGAGTAATGCTGAACAGAATTGATATTTCACAGGCTCCTGATATTGAATGGCCGGAGCAACCAAAATAATGACAGTGGCCTGAATAAACAGGCCATTCTTATAATGGTAATGGTTTTTGTTAATAATCGGCTATTAACGTCCGAGTTTTATCCTCAACAGGAGTCGGATTTTTTAATGTAGTTTTATGGTGGTTGTCATGGTTAATGAATACCATTAGTTTTCTGAGGCGAGGATTGTAAGTTAGAAAAAAATATAGGTTGTAATTTTAACTTTAATGTATTTAAAATGATGTTGAAAAATCACCAATAGGAGTAGTGTATGAAAACACTAATAGGTTTTTTGGCATTAATACTGTGTAGTATGTCATTCCTATCATTCGGCGCGAGCTTTGATTGCGCAAAAGCCACCAGTAAGGCTGAAAAGTTGATTTGCTCGACCCCTGCATTATCCCAAGCTGACGACAACCTATATATAAATTACCTTCAGGCCAAATTGGCTACAGGCAACAATGCAGACTTTAAGGCGCTGGTAAAACAGAATTGGGAACTTCGCGAGAAATGCGTGGTAGTTGAATGCCTTCAAGATTGGTATATACCCGTAATCATTGAAGATGCTTGATTTTATCCGAAATGGAGATCATTATCCTCGCTATGAAAATATTTATTACATCAGAACAAAAAATCAAACTTGAACGTCTTCACGACACCACTCGTGATGGTCAGGTACGAGACAGAATAAAAGCGATCCTTCTGGCTTCTGAAGGGTGGAGTTCTGTGATGATAGCCCAGGCATTGCGACTCCATCAGACCACCGTTGACCGCCATATCAGTGATTACCTTAATCAAGGTAAACTTAAATCTGATAATGGAGGGTCTGATAGTTTGCTTTCCCGAGAACAAACTGATTTTTTAATCAATCACTTATCTCAACATCTTTTCCATCACACCCATGAAATCGTGGCCTATGTTGCTCAGCTCTGGAATATTACCTTTAGCATTCCCGGCATGAATAAATGGCTACACCGTCAGGGTTTTTCTTATAAAAAACCTTGTGGCGTCCCTCATAAATTCGACGCAGAAAAACAGCGACAATTTATTGAATATTATGAGAATCTTAAAGTCACAGCGAAAGACGAACCCATCCTTTTTCTTGATGCTGTTCACCCGACTCAAGGCACCAAACTCAGTTATGGCTGGATGCGAAAAGGCGAGAAAAAAACCGTCAAAACAACAGGAAGCCGGACTCGCCTGAATATATTGGGTGCCCTCAACCTGAATGCCATTGGTCGTACGGTGTTCCAGGAATATCAGACCATCAACGACTACAACATTTGCTGTTTTTTCAATGAAATAAGAAAGTCTTATCCTGACTATCATCAAAAAATTCACCTTATTGTGGATGGAGCGGGTTACAACAAAGCTCATCTTGTGAAGGAGTGGGCTTATGTTAGCAATATTGAGTTACATTACCTTCCTCCCTATAGTCCAAATTTAAACCCGATAGAACGATTATGGAAGGTCATGAATGAACAGGTTCGAAATAACCGTTATTTCGCGGATAAACATGAATTTCGAGACAACGTCTTCAAATTTTTCACCACAACGCTACCGGATATAGCGGACTCGCTGATGTCTAGAATTAACGACCATTTTCAGGTGCTAAAAACTGCATCTTGAAGTTTCTTGGGTATAAACGGTCATCTGAAATGTACAAAAAAATTGCTGCGATTAAAACAACAGAGAACTGCTATAAAGAAAGACAAAAAATTACGCTTGATGGCACCTTATTAAGGATCACCTATCCCGGCCCGCCAAATTACGAAAGCGTGGAAAACGGGGATAGCCCTGAGACTTATTGGGTGCTGCAACCGGATAAGACGATAAAATGTGCCAAGGGTGCACCAGAATGGGGGGATCGTAGTCTGATGCAACTGGTGGTTCAGGATGAATTTTATACAGTATATCGAAGCCTTATCGGACACCGCGTGAAAGTAACCGGAACCATTATGTACGCGGTTACTGGACATCACCACACACCGATAATGCTTGAAACTCAACGAATTGAAGCGGCTAAATAGTTTGGAAGTAACAACGAGGTGTTTTGCTGAACAATATTATTTAATAAAGCCCGCATGTGACTTTTATTCAGTCTCTTTTTTTGCCTTACCATGTGGGCCATTATTAATAATAGTAAGCAGACACACTGTTATCTAAAACGTGGAGCTATCATCGATTGGGTAAAAAGAATTGAGTTGGTTATCAAGATAAACTTTAACAAGGTTTACTCGAACATAAAATCATAGCTGTTGCTAAAGATGATGATTCAGAGCGTGTTGTGAGCAAGTTTTTTTGACTGAAAATATCAAAATTCTTGAGTAGCGAGGTGGCCATATGAATGCATTAGCTAAAATTAAAGCTGAAAGTAATTTCACTATATTCAAATTCGGATCTCATGAAATCCGCGTTATCAATAAAGATGGTGAGCCGTGGTTTGTTGCTCACGATGTTTGCTCTGCTCTAGAAATTCAAAATATCACGCAAGCTATTGAAAGATTGGATGATGATGAGCGGTCTATGTTTAATATAGGGCATCAGGATGATATTAATGTTGTCAGCGAATCCGGAATGTATACCTTAGTACTTCGTTGTCGTGATGCAATTAAGCAAGGCTCTATTCCTCACCGTTTCCGTAAGTGGGTCACAAATGAAGTTTTGCCATCAATTAGGAAAGTAGGGAATTATCACTCTCCTAAAATCATAACTGATGAACACACTCTATTACGTGATGCTGTAAATATGCTTGTTGGTAAACGTGGGATGATGTGTTCAGAAGCATACAGTTTCATCCATCAACGTTTTAATATATCTCATATTGATCAACTGCCAATGGATAAAATCACTGAAGCTATCGAGTATGTTCATAAGCTTGTGCCCGAAGATGAATCTATTGGTAAAGCCGAGTTACCAGCACTCGAAATTAAACAATATAAACAACAATTCACTGATGATGAGCTGTGTAGTCTTTGCTGGTTATGGCGAGATGCTGTCGAGATGATTAGTTCAATATCTGATGTTTATCCCATTCTGAGAGCTGCGGAACATAGGCTTGAAGGTAAATATTATTCAATGTCACATGAATATCCACGAAACATGAACATAGTCCGGCGAGTATTAAACAGCTTAAGATTTGGAAATCTACCGTTCTAACCCTAAGCCAGGGATGGATTACATTCCGAACTTGCTTAGTCAATATTAAACGTATTACACTCATTTCTATACGGTCTGTATAGATCTAGTTACCCGATACAGAGGAGAAGAGAAATGAGATTACGTTGCATGGCTTATCGTCAAGATGGGATGTATGTAGCTGCCTGTTTGGATCTTTCTTTGGCTGCACAGGGTGACAATATAGATGAAGCAGTAAATAAACTCGAAGCCCAGATTGAAGATTACCTCAGTGAGGTGAAATCAGAACCTCAGTACGAAAAACAGATGTTAAGCCGAAAAGCACCGCTATCTATGTGGTTTAAATATTGGCGAATTGCCTTTCGAATTTTCATGAACAGAAAAGACAGTGGCCTAGCTAAAGTTTTTAATGAACAGTGTGAACCCGCTTGATGTAGGGTGGTGTTATGTTTTTTAAGAAATTAACGCCGTTGAAATACGCCGAAGTCATTAAAGGGCTTACTGCTCTTGGTTTTGAGATGAAACCTAAAAGGGGGACTTCTCATGAGCAATGGGTCAAGAAAACTGAGGGCGGGAAATGGCTAGTCACTGTCGATAAACACCATGCGCCGTTTTCCAGAGACTTGATAAAATCAATGGCGAAACAAGCTGGTATCAGTACCAAAGAGTTTCATTCATTATGCAAGGGCATGGTTAGCGCTGAACAAGTGCACGCTGAAAACTCATCAGAATAAGTAAATCTAAGTTTTATCCTACCAATCCTAGCTGCTTAATTGCGGCTTTTTTGTATCTTAAAGACGAGGTCACAAATGAAACGCTCTCATTGCTGCAAGACTTGGTTGACCTTAAAATGGCTACCGAAGCAGAAAAAGCCGCTTTGCTGGATTGGAAAAAATACAGAGTATTACTCACTTGTGTAGATATTTTACAAGCGTCTGATATTAAGTGGCCGCAGATGCCCAAATGAATGAAGTTGGGCAAGCGGAGTTTTACACCAGCCAAATCCCAGCCATAAAAAAACCAACCCTAACAGGTTGGTTTTTCTAGGGAAATTTGGTCGGCATGAGAGGATTTGAACCTCCGACCCCCGACACCCCATGACGACAGCATTATCTAGCTAAAAGCCTTGTGTGATGCGGGTTTGGAGGGTTTTGACTGTAAATACAAACAGTGCAGAATCTGCAAAATCTGCATTATATGCATCAATAAGTTAAGTCGAATTTTTCCACTTATCAGATAGCTATTTCTGCGTGTGGAACCTCGACCCAATCGACATGGTTTTGAGTATAAATTTTTGTTGATTTAGCGTCACTGTGTGCCATCCGAGCTTGTGGATCTATACCCTGTTCTTTAAATATATGAGCAGCCAACGCCCGAATTTCGTGAAATGTTGGCCTTTCATCAAGTGGGAGACATGACGCCACGCCAACTTTATCCCTCAAGGAAGAAAATGCCCTACTTAAATAATCGGGAGCAATTTGAGTGGGATGATTAACTTCTTTGCTTATTTTAGTTGGTAAACGTTCTGGTACTCGATGAACAACGTATGGGCTTGCGATATTATCCCGGCTGGCATCGATGATAGCTTTTATCGTTGAACCAATTGGGATCGCAATGTGTGATGCTTCTTTATGCTGGACTTTTTGCCTGTGAATATAAAGCATACCATGAATGCCGTTTTTTGGCTCCGTATACCATACACAGCCGCAAACACCTTCCTTCGGTGATTTGATGTTGTATCTGATACGGGAAACTTCTAACCGTGCTTGAGTGGTTTGCAATGCAAGATCCATTGCTGTTCGTAACCACGGTTCAGCGGCATTACGTATAAGCATGAAATCATCAAATGAAAGCCTGCGACGTTTCTTTTTATCAGTACGCTTCATTTTCTTGCGCTCGGCTGGATTGTCGAGCATTAATGATTCATCCATTGCGTAGCTGAATACTTTTTTTAAGAAAGAGACCTTCCTATTTTGGACGTTTGCTGACGCATCGTTATGATAATGTTTGATATAATTATTAACGTGTTCAAGTGATATATCACATGCTAGTGTATCAGTAAAAAACGTCTTCATTCGTTCTATATCATTTCGCCAATCCGCAAGAGTGTTGTCAGACGGATTTTCATCTTTAATAATACGGGAAAAAAGGTTATCAATATGATGATGAAACGGAAGGGATTCTCCGTATTTTCCACCTGATTCTTTAACTAGCGAACTGACAGATACAGATGACTCCGGCCTCATTATATTGTTATATTCTCTCGCTATGGCAATAGCGACAGCCTTGTCGCTACCAACGCACTTCCTTTTTCCATTAACGAGGGTCAATCTGTACTCATTAACAGATTTATCGTAATAAAGAAAATCAGGTAAGTGCCTAAATTCCTTTTTTCTTGGTCTTGATGCCATTTTATGAATCCCTGATTAATTGACTAACACAAGAAGAAATAGAAGACTCAACCCCCCACCTTTCTGATGAATTAACCCACACTGAGCCATCAATAATTTTTCCCTTTAATTTACCTATCTCTATCCAATGTTTGATGGTTCTGTTGTCTGGAACCGAGTTTTCTTCAAACTCACGTTTTCCCCATGCGCTAGCTTTCATTAATTTAGCATTGTTAATCATAATTCGACCTTAATCAGCGGGCTTGTTAATTTCGTAGTGTCTAATTTCCCTTAATTTTCTTGCTATATCTCTTGATATATTCTCAATTTTGTTACTTAACTGCTGTAATGTTTCTATGTCATCATGATTTAAATCAAGTATTATTATTTTATTAACTAACTCATAGAGTGTATAAAAGTATGCAATTGATATTAATTGCTCTTGCTCCTCATTTTCACCTGTTTTTAATGTCCGCTTTATATTTAAATCGAATTGGCCTGCACTATGTGTAATAACATATTTACCTAAATCTATTCTCATTTTCATATTTCTTTCCTTATATTTCTCACATAATAAGACAGCACTGATTTAGCGCTGAACTTCATCTGATGCTCAGACATAATTAATTTAAACTTGGGTGTATATTTATCGAGTATTGCTGTGACTGATTTATCGTCGTATTTGTTAAGAGCTGTTAGCTCGCGTAAGCATTCCCTTGCTATTTTGCGACGTCCGTTTTCGTATATTTGGTCATTCATCTGGATTAAATTTCAAATCAATTATTTTCATTTTTAATCACATATTAAATCAGTTAACTCATTATTTAATAGCCTACATTTTTCGGCGACATCAATGATTTTCTGTACTCTTTCAATGTTAGCTTCTGTAATGTCAAATTCAATTTCATTGAATCCATCCTGATCAGTTATGCATATTGAAAACCAATTATTTATCAGTGAATTATTACTTTTAATTGCTGATATTTTAATAAAGAATAACCCACAATTTAAACAAGCTATTGTCATTCTGGGTGAATTATCAAAATACCAATCATCAAGCGTGTATTTAAAATCTTTCATTGAGTAAGTTAACATAATCAAGCCTCCTCTAATTACACTCATATTTCAACGAGAGTTTCTTTCCAGTCAGTTCCATCTAAAGTAACAAGAGCTACAATTTCATATTGAGATGATGGTAATTCAGAGAACCAGTTGTCGTTAATTTGAGATGGCCTTTTGTTCCATGCCAATACAATTCCTTTGCTTTCTGTTGCTATAAATTTAGTCCAGAATGGAACTGATAATTCGATGCCGAAGTAGTTAACTTTGATCGGCTTTATTAAGCTAATTAATTTCATGTGATTTTATTTCCTGTATAAATTCAATATTATTAATTGGGGACTCATTTCCCCATGCATGCCATCCGTGAATTTTTCTTCTTGCAAATAATTCGATGCGTGGGACATTTCCATATAGTTGTTCAAGTCTGTTTCTGACCTCCCACGGCTTTTCTGAATGCTCTCCGACACAAGAGAAAACCACTTGCTTCACTGCCGCACTAATCCGTTCAATTCCATTTCCGCGAACTGCGAGCAATGCATCCTCTGTATTTGCTCGCGTGTAGTTACCCATCCCGATCACCGTTTCTTTGTTTAATATCTCCATGAAATCAAAGAAATCTTGAACTCCGTTTTTATCTATCCGATCACCAGTCAATTTATTTAATTTCACCCACGTGAAGAGCTTCATTGTTTTAACTTTAAAGCCCCACGCCTCGGCCAGTTTAATTGCTTCCATTGCAAAATTACCCGTATACCACATTGCAAGAACTGAGTTGTCGGCGGCTATAGAATGGATGGGGAGTTTAGTTAAATCGAAGAAAGATGTTGTCTTATAGTGATTATTCGCTGCACCGCGTGAAGATGCATTATTATACTGCCACGGAGGGTCGGCATAAATAAGTTCATATTTCATCAAACTAAATCTCACATAGTGATTTAAGATTGAACTACTTTATTTTCAATGAAATTTCTGTTGCAACTTGATTTATTCTATCACTTATATCTTGCAGTGATTTAATATCATCGCGACGAATTTCTAATAAAATTAATTTCTTAATTAATTGCTCCAGTCGTGGATAATAGCCGATTGTTTGCAACCTCTCTTTACCGATGTTTTTACCTCCCTTGTTTATTTTAATCTCATTAAGAATGAACTGATGCTCATCTGATGTGATGACATATTTATCTAATCTTATTTCCATAATTAATCACTCCAATAAGATAATGATTCTTTAGCGGCATCGTGAGGATGAATGTATTTCCAATATTCATCTTTTCTAGAATATGATTCAATCTCACATGCTGCGGCTTCTTTTGCTTCTGGTAAACTAGCTCCGCGGTACACGAGAGTATTTATCATGTATCGCTTGAACATTCGTTTCCAGATGAAATAGAAGTGATGGCATAGATAGTCATTCATCGCTTTCATATTCAATATCTAATTCATTAATAGGAATAAATAACCCCTCGTCATCTTCAAGACCGAGACAACCATAGAAGTCCACTATTTCATAATTTTTTCCTGCACTGAATTTATATTCTGTAGTATTGATATCATTATAACATTTAACAACATCTCCGGGACTAATTATCATTGACTTATCTCCGGCGCGGATGGATGAATAAATTCTGCCCAAGCAATAACCTCTTCGTTTTTCTCCAATGAATCAATCCAATTGCAATAATCAGGATGCGAATATTGTATAGCCCAACCTACAAAATTTATCCAGTCATATTCATCGTCTGATATCGCCCAGTCAGGCAAATCGTCATTCCACTGATATTCATGTTTTCCTGTTGGAGTTGGTTTATTAACATAAATTAAAGTAGTAACATAAAAATGATGTTTAACAGGGTCACAAACAAGTTCGCATTTATTTGTTTCTTCGTTAAAAAGATAATAATCTTTTTTAACACTTTTTTTAACATAAGCCCAATATTTTTTCTCTTCTCCAATATTAATTTTTGGTTGATTTGAAAAATTCCAGTCAATATTAAGCATTGACTCAATTTTCTCTATTACTTGGCCGGGCGAACCTGAATCATCTTCCGCTTTAATACCCGCAGCATTAGCTATCGCAGCAAGACCCTTACAAGAGTCATAAAACATTTCTTTATAGCTATCACGTTCTTTACGAAGAAATTTCAATTTGTCAGCAATCTCATTCAGAATTAAATAATCGTCACAGCTTGCTACTCTTGCTAATTCGTGACATGCAGATATTAAAGTTTCTGTATTTTTAGTCATGATAATTACCTCTTTTTAATAATCATATTTTCGCAAATTTCTTTAGCTCTATAACAAGTGTCAATATCGAACCAGCCGAAGTGACATTTCCTAAAGTTAATTCCTAGCTTCCGTGCTAGCAATTGATATGCATCCGTGCGTTCTAAATTCCATTTCTCTCGCATTTCTTCAAACTCTCGTTTGCCACTCATCCGAGCTATCCGTGTCGGGTAATCTGCCAGTGTGCCGAGTGGAATATCAGTGTATGGGTGTAGACCGACATATGCTTTACACTCAGTGCAAATATATAGCCACGGCCATTTACTGTGGATTTTGCCGAATACTTTTTCATGATGGGCTATTGTTACGTGGCCGAAGCAATAATGACATCTCACGGGAATTGGTAGCGGGTCTTTAACCCGCTGAATGGCTCGCGTATCTGGATTCCAGGGCGTTCTTTTCATATAAAACCCCTCTGTTTAATTAATATAATTTCCTACATATTGATTATCCATCTCAGACAATAATTTAGTTCTCAACTCCGCAAGAATCTGTCGCTCTTCATGCGTACTACATGAAGTAAATGCAGTGGAATATTCAACATGATGCTTATTTAAGTCTTCATTAAACGAGATAAAAATTTCTAACTTCACAGCCATAAATCACCTCACTTAAACTGATTGATTTTTACATCTTTCGGGATTCCCGATAATAAATACGCTATGAGTAAAATCGTCGAGATAGACTTTATTTTTACTCTCTCTTTTTTCCTTTTTTCTCTTTTTATCTTTATGTTTTTGGCATTCAGTACAGCTACCATTGGATACATATCTTAGCGTGTGCCCCTGTGGGCACGGATCGCCGTTAAATTTCTCACCGTACATATAATCATCCTTATTTTTATTTAACTCATCTTCAAGAGACTTAAGATAATTATTTTTCTCCTCAGCGGCATTATATGCTGTAAATGGATTCTTGGTTATTTTCCCTCCTGGAGTTAACCAGCCGCTGTGAAATGTGGAATATGGACAATAAACCCTCCCAACTTGGATATCATCATGATTGTGTTTCATTTCCATTGATCGCCAAATTTGAAGCCGATTTCATTTAATGATTCGTCCATTTTTTCTATGAAATCGGGAACCATATCATTAAACTGACTCATATATTCGTTGTCACGCTCAACAACAACGTAATGAATCCCTTCACGAGTCATACGCGGGTCATAATTAGCAAAGTACCATTCATTTTTACCTGTGACCCACATCGAATATTGAACTTGAGCCATATATTCAGATTTAATAGCATCAAAACCACCCAAGCGGAATTTCATAAATACAGCAGTAGTAAAAGGACATTTAAGTTCAAGCCCAAGTCCGTCACTACAAATACCATCTGGTGAGCATGCGGTTCTGAGCGATTCATCTTTAAATAGAATTGAAGTTTCCGTTACATTTACATCAGCTACAAATTCAAAAGTTGCTCTTGCTGATTCTTCGTAATTTTTTCCCCACGCTAATGTTTTTGCATTTACTTCCGGCGTACTACCTGTGCACACTTCGCCCAGAAGTGTATAGAAATATGTCAGCTTCATGTCTGTCCATTTTGTACCACTACGCGGTTTTGATATCACTTTTCCGGCTTCCGATGCCGTTATTACTCCCAATCTTAACCGCTGCCAATCATGACTTCCCTGTTCGACTGTGAGCAAATCAACCCCTGTTTTGCTGAGAATGAGTTCATTGCTGATCATTTATGATGCCTTTTTCCTTAAAAAATCAGATGCTTTAATTGCCTCCGACTCTGTTAATTCGGCGGGTGATAATATTTGTCGTCTGAATATCTTTGAACAAAGTGGAAGTAAATCATCGTCCCAAGTTTTATTCATTGTTGTAAGTAAGTTTGTTATACTTTCGATTGTGCTATCTGCTGCGGGAGTTACGTCAATGTAAGAGTTTTGACCTTTGCTAAAATCAATTCCTTCACCCGCCTCTGTGTTTACATAGTCAATGGCTTTATCTAATCGCTCCCTGCGAGGCCAATACTTAGCCGCCTGCTTGACTACGGTTTTTAAAATCATTTGTTCCTCGTCCGTGACCCACGGACACGATTTCCCTTTTGTTTTATATGCTATCCATGCCGATGATCTATCTCTGATATCAAATATAGCTGATGCTCTCATTGTGTGAGTAATGTAATCACAGTCATCCGTTTTGATTACTGTATACGCGCCGACAATGTCCCCCCTCGATTGCGCTGTGTCGAATTCGTTGTATTCGTGAATTGGCGCAGTATCAATAGATGTGCGCTTGAATATGTCATTTTTTCGAACAACAGCGGATTGACACCACTTAATAGCACCCGATTGTTGAGCGATGTGCATCAAACCCATGTAACTGATATCAAGACACACGCTTTTGTTTCGTGGCACTAGATAAGCCAGCTTTTGCGCAGGGTTTAGACTAATGCCAATTGCTGCAATGTTCATTACTGCGCTACGCGCTGAAACCGGATTATTTAATGCAGTTGTGGCTAAAAAATCATTATTTGCGAATATCTGCATAGCAAATTCAGACTCACGTTTAAATACTATGCCCGGCTCACTACAAATTTGCTCAAATTCAGTCTTGAGCGGGTTGATGATTTCATAAACTTTTTGTACTGCTGTGCTCATATATCCTCCATTTTTACTTTCATTAAGCTTAGTTCATACAAAAGAGAATTAACGAGCTCTGCGGCTTCATCGTTCTCCGTGAGTAATTCGCCAAAGAGTTTGTTAGTTTCGATTGAAAAAATTCCAGCAAGCTCAGGAAGCTTGTTATAAATAATTTCGGCATCCATGCCTTGTTGCTCTAATATAATTTCCCTGTAGTGCTCATCTTCCAACCTCTTTTCTTCAATCTCATCATAAACTGCATATGGGTTCATTTCACAAAGCCTCGATTTTATAACCCTTTTGCTCAAAATATTCCTTTATTTCATTAAAGCAAGAGTTTGTTGAATTGAGTACTTCTTCTGAGCTCCCTTGTATAATAACACTTCCATTTATCTCGATTTCATTTCTGTTATTAATAAGATTCACTTTAAAAGAATCACAATAAATCTTAAACATAATTACCTCAGGAAAATTAAAATTAACGTTGTGAACAGAACTAAACAGGCGGGAAATAACATAGCGAAGAGCCACTCTTTAACTATCTTCATATGCTAACCTTAGATATTGCATTGCAATATTCCATATTATTTGGCTATCTATATTACGTGCAATTCTAGCTTTAGACTGAGCTAAGCTAAAAATATGTTTGTTTATTTTCATAATTAATAGATGATTTTTAAGTGAGATGTTTTGCCGGACGCTATAGCTTTAATGCAATTCATTGCACATTCTTCCGATATTCCAGTTTTGATTAACTCTTGCAGAGACTCATTATTAATACGTTTACGATGATCAATGTCAGCCCGACGCCGCTTTTCCTCATCTTTCTGATGCTGAATTTCAGCCAAACGAGCGTGCTCATCTGTTGCTGCTTTACGACGTTCTGCTTCAATTGCAGCTTGTTTTTCAAGCTCAGCGCGTTTTAGCGCCTCCAGTTTTTCACGTTCTGCACGCTCTGCCGCTGCTTTTGCTTCGGCTTCACGTTGCTCTGCGGCTTCGATTTCAGCCGAAGCTTTGCGCTCGGCATCGATACGAGCCTGCTCCGCTGCCTGTTGCTTAATTTCTTCCTCGTAAGCAACACGCTGGCGTTCCAGTTCGGCTTTTTTCTCTGCAAAATCTCTATCAAATTTTTCATTCATTAACAGAGCAATTTCATGATCGACTTCAACTTGTTTTGCCAGTTCCGCCGCTGCCTTACGTGCCTTCTCTTCGCGCTTAATGTGCTCCTGCTCAGCTTCCCAGTCAGTTAATGGCTTGCGAACTTCATCGCGTAGCTCATTGCATGCATCAACAAAGCGCTTAATTTCTTGCTCTGCCGGTCTCACGGCTTCTTTGAGTCGCTTAAGATATTCGCGACCCGGTTTTTCTATTGCTGTTTTGCTACGTGAAACCTGTGCAGCTAATGATGCGATTCTGTCACGGCCTTTTTTTGTTGTTGTGTCTGGAACTTCATTTACTGATTCTCGAATTTTATTTAAAAATCCGTCAAGCCCATTTGAGATATAAAGAGCCGGCGCTTGCTCTGGTTTTATATCAATAACAACCAGTTCATTTTTATCTGACATATTTCATTACCTCTGTTATCTCCATGATATATCTCCGTGCCCTCCGCTGGCTTCACTGCTCCATATATATTAGAACTCACCCTTGCTTATTTTAATTAGTGCATCACAATGCTGCTGAGCAGCTTCTTTTGTAAGATGAATAAAACCTATTTTTAACAGTGAACAATCTATCTCATTGCCACTCCAGAAATGTTCACAATGTCTATCTCCACCTCTTGAGTGTAGGTTAGGATAAAAATAACCAACTCCATAATCTAATTCATAATCAACAGGCTTCGGAAAACTAACGTTACCGACTGTAATAACTTCTGGCTTGCGGCGATATTTTACGTTTTCATACCATCCCGGATTGTTAGTAAAACCTATCCACTTTCCACCAGTACTATAAGGCCAATACGCTTCCCACAACTCCCAAGGCTTATCTGTTCTCAAAGCATCTTGTGCATACTGCAACATTAACTCAGCGTGCACGTGTTTTTTATTTTCTGACATTGTTTAATCCTCATTAAGTGTTATTTTAATTACCCAGCGACACCCTCTACTTTTGCCGGAAAAGTCAAATAATAGTTAAATTCAGCCCCGGATTCTTCAATACAGGCCGGGTAGTCACGATTAGTTTTATGATGAAGTTCATTTATCTCTTTAGTCTTTGTTAAATCATAAACAGATAAGTCATTATCTCCAATTGTATAAAATCCAAGTCTTTCCGACGGACATTCATCTAAAATTTTTTGCAATTTATTAAGCCAGATTTTTTCTTCACTGTTTAATTTACTCATTAATTTTTCCGTTAATAATTAGCATCCCTGCCCATTAGTTAAAAATTAATCCATTGCCGCGCGTTATTTCTATTTCTCCACGCGAGAGAAACATACATCTTTCGCATTTCAGAGCCGCGACGATAAATTTTAGCTTCTGATAAATAGCGAGATTGTTCAGCTTTACACTCAGTTGCAAATTTCATCTTTGATTTCATTTTTAATCCTCTAATTCGTCTTTATTGACGTTCGCTTTCAATCCAAAATTCAACCCACTGCTTAGCGCTATCTATTCCCCAAAGATTGGCGGCGGCGTTTTTATTTGCATGTGCGGCAGTGGATTCAGATTCTGAAAAAGAGATATATAAGCCATTATCAGTGAATATATCTTGAACTTCTTGTGATGTGATTGTGTTCATTGTTTAATCCTCATAGGTTTAATTGATAATTGGCTTCCCTGCCGACATTTCCCTATTTTCCCGGTGTGGCGAAATATTAATTACTATACGGTAAAATTACTATAGGTGATATTTTATATATTCTTTTATATAATTTCGGGTCTTTTTTGTAAAATCTAACTTTATCTGAAATAGATTTATTTGAAATATTATTATGTTTTAAATTAGACATGAATATTTTGTCACACAATATATATATTTCTTTATTTTTAATATGTTCCATGTGTAATTCAAATGCTATTATAAGTCTTCCTTTTTGTCGCTCATTCCTTTTTTGTCTATAATCACTGTAATGAGATTTAAATTCATGTTTTTTTATTGATCGATTATATGTATTAGTAATTGATTCAAATTTAAATTTTTTAAAAATATATTCTCTGAGATTTTTAGATATCGAGCACGTTACATGCTCATAAAATAAAGTGGGATAAGGCAAACAAATAACATCTATTTCTTTTTCCATTGATTCAATATAGTTTATAGCATATTTTTCAAAACGCAGGATTTCATCATTAGATAAACCAAAACTACCTAAATTATATTTGTGGAAAAATATTTGAGTTCTCATGACAATCACCTTTATTTATTAACTCACCACAGCCCACTATAAATGAGCTGGAATTAGCCAATTGGCAATAAAAAACCCCGAATTTTCGAGGTCATTTAGAGAATGCTTACCATTTCTTTTTGGGATTTCGCTGGTGCGCGTGGTTAACTACTTTATGCATTGCATCAGCTTTTTGATGAATTTCGGTTTCATCACGATAATTAGGATTGGGTAACTCTATTGCTTTTAGAATTTTGTTATCACAACCAGAAATTATTTCTTTTATCTTTTTCTCAAGTTCTTTTTCTTTCTGTTTTTCTATGGCAATAGCCATTCGACGCTGTTTCCTTCTGGCTTTGCATCTAGCTCTGGAGTTTTTCCCAGGTTTCTCTCCAGACTTTATGTATTTAATTTCAACCATATCTTTACCTTGCTCTCACTGTAATGTTTTTACTACTTTTAACATTAACAGAATAAAGATGCACATTTGGTAATACGCAATTGTCTAAAGAGTCATAAACTTTAGTTTCTCTTACTGAAAGAGCTTTATCAACTCGATTCATTGCAGTGCGCTTAATTGTAAGAAGCGGACGAACTGGCTTAACTTCTTCATCAGGATTAATGCCGTGAGCATTGTTATATGCTTCGGTTAATGCCTGTCTACTGTCACGACGACGCTTAGCAGCATTGTTATATGCGTAGCATTTCATAGATTTTCTCCTGTTGATTTCTGGTTACACTGTTTGTACAGCGCAGTCAGAAACCGACTGGTTGAAAATGTGCGCTTTTCAGCGCTGTCTGTTAAAGAGCGAAACTTCCTTGTTAGTTACTTTTCCTAAATATCAGCCCTCTATAAGAGAGAAGACTGGTATTTAAGGCCCCTCGCGGGGCTATATGCATTACTTCTTAAATCCCATCATGCGTAACCAGTTGTTCAGATCTTTGCGGCTTTTGAAAACTGTAGTGCCTAATTTCCCGCCTGCCGCGCAAGACCAGTCAAACCACACTTTTACGTTTGCTGCATATTGAGTAACTCTGCCGCTGTAGCCGTTCTGTACCAGATATTGCTTGCCTGTAAATTTATCTACGTACATTGTTGCGTTGTTGTATGTGTTCATCGTGACTATCCTCTGTTGTTCGTTGCGTCTGTTTCTAGCACTTGCGAATCATCCCGATATTCGTGTGCCTCGGGCGGCTACTTCGTGGGCTTTCCTTGCCTGTTCGCTGTGTGCCTTTGATGGAATGAATAATACAAGAAACATTGTATGCCTGTAAACAAGAAAGTTTGTTAGTTTTGTAGTTATGTTTGTATTTTGTTGTTTTTTATGAGAATTAAAATTAAAAAAATTTTCTAAGTGGGTGAATTTTGATTGGATTTTGAGAGGAGGGCACAAAAAACCACCCGAAGGTGGCTAGTTGTGAGATGGTGTAATAGGTTGGAGAGATTATTTTTTAAGGTATAGATTAAGTAAAAACATGATGATGGGCATGGCAATTGAGAACACCAGTATACTTAGAAACCAAACTTTAGTGCCGTCTATTCGTTTGTCTACAGTGCTGATTTTTTCAGATAACGATAATTCAACAGATTTAACTTTATTACTTAATGATAATTCAGTAGCTTGAATCTTCCCCAGCAACGAAGGCTCGATTTCTGCTAGCTTTTTAGTGGTTGCAGATATATCTTTTTTAGCGTCCCTGAAATCTAATTTAATCTCGTCTATAGATTTTTTGATATGCTCAACATCGGACTCAAGCCTTGCTACACGGGCCTCCAACATATCTCCACCTCCACCGCCGCCAGTCTTAAATGGCAAATCGCCTTTTATTGGAATCACATTATCTTGTTTAGTCATTACTATCTTTCTCCATGATAGCAGGATATTTTTGTTTTACCCAATCAAGAACTTGTGATGTATCTATCATCATTACATTCCCACATTTTTTACAAATAATTGAAATGTAATAACTATCCGTATTTTTGTGATATATGCTTTCTGCTTTAAATACATTAGCATACGGCCCGATACCCATACTACAAGATACAGCACCTGTCATCCCAACTTGAGGAACAGTAAAATGTACGCTATCACAAAGACTACAATGAGGGATAACTCCTTTTGAATCAAAATACTCACTCAATATTTCAGCGGTAATGAATTCAAAATTCTCATACATTGAAGACATTAATTCTCCTGCAACTAAATATAAGATATTGATAATAAATAAATTTAGCCAGATTGTTCACCTTAGCTAATTTCGTCGTCATCAATGTAACGCGTATTTTTTATAATAGCCGATACATAATGAATCATTATTACATTATTCTTAGGGATTGTTATTGGTCGATGATCGCTGTTTATACTTGAAAACTGATAATCACCATTTCGTGTTATGTTCATAATTTTTATCATGTTATGACCATTATTTGTTCTAACAAAAACTTCATCACCGGGATGCACCGGAGTGTTTGGTTCAATAACAACAAATTCACCAGACTGTATGCGGGGCCACATGCTATCTCCCTTAACTTTTAATCCATATGCATCATGATCAGTACTACAAATGCGTAACCATCCAGCATGGAATTCAACCATGTCTACGGCACCGTCAATACCGAGAACAGCTTCTCCAATTACTCTAACTAATCCGTTTTTAGGCTTTCCGGCGTATTCTATTTCTTCTTTTTTATCTTCCGTACCGTAAAGTAGATAACTTACAGAACATTGTAAGGCGACAGCAAGCTCAGGGAGAAAACGCGGTCTTTTTGTTTTCCCCTTTTCTAGTTGTTCTATTGACTGTTGTTTTGTTCCGATCAAATCAGCCAGCTCAGTTTGAGTTAAGCCCATCTCAATTCGTCTAGTTTTTACTCGCTCTGCGATCGTCATGTATTCATTACCTCATTTACACCCCCACCTTAATTCTCACAAGAAAACCTGTATTTGACAAACAATCTAATTTGTATTTTAATACAAGAAATTTTGTCAAGGAGGTAGTATGGAAACATTATCAGAGCGACTCAAACGGAAACGTTCAGAGATGAACATGACACAATCTGATTTGGCAGGAAGGGTAGGGATGACGCAGCAATCTATACAATTGATAGAAGCTGGTATCACTAAACGTCCTCGTTTCATATTTGAGATCGCTAATGTATTGAAGTGTGATCCATCTTGGCTGTTATATGGAAATCCAAACTAATTCGTATAACAACAAGACCGCTCTTTAACATCTCAGCACCGAAAGGTGCATTCCTCACTAAGCGGGGAGCGTAGCCCAATTTTAGGGCTATTAACTTTATTTTATTTAAGGAAATTTAACAGATGAATATCGCAATGGAACGCAAAACTAAAGAAATCGAATCACGAATAAGAAAGGGAATTGTCATTACCGGGCCTAAGCATGTTGCAAATGCGGTTGGCGTGCATCAGTCGCAAATAAGCAGGTGGCAAACAGAACAGACCGGCTTTGTCGCTAAGGCCGCCAAGTTGCTGGCTGCAATCGGTTTTGATGCAAATGTACAGGAAGTAGTTATTCATGGAGAAGAAACAGCACAGATAGCTAAAGCGTTGCAAGAGATGCTATCTCACTTAAGAGAAAGCGCCCCGTCTGTTACAGCAGATGAGGCTAATCAAATATAAGTCAATAGGGGAGCTCTCATTTCCCCTAACATAGCGAGGTGATTATGGACAGTTTCGACTATCACGTCAATGTCTTGATGCCGGCGAATTTCTTTCGTGATGATGAAAAATGGATTCGAGAAATGCTGTTGCAGCTCGATCCGTCCACTCGCGGAAAAATCACGGTGCGTTATTCAGAAGTGTATGAAGCGGCTTGGGATGAAGAGCCGGTATCGTACCGGAAAGATAACATCGCACGGCGTCATGCAAATATCCGGTTAAGAGAATTTGTCAGGAAATATGCTGCTTTCAGCCAGGGGTATGTAACAACCCCTACTGAGCTGCTGAAAACAGGCACTAGCCAGCAAAACCAGCCCATACCGGAGCCGCTTAAACACCGTGGAGGGTTCTTTTCTGGTAAGTGCTGAAAGTCGAGGTTTGCACAAGGCCAAAACCCGGAAAACAAGGTCAAGGTCAACGGCGGATCGAGTCACAGAATCTGACATATAGAATCATAGAAGGGACGACTTAAAAATATGTTTAAAATCAATAGGTTAAAAATGCGTTTTTCCCACAGTATGGGACAATTTGTCCCACAGTATGGGAAAGTCTTTAAAAACAGTGGGTTATAAGTAATTTGGCGGGTGAAGTGATGACTAAGCAGTCAAAAATACACGATGTTGAAATTATACCCAATCATGACACTAAAGGCCATATATTCATTCAGGCATACGACAAAGGTATTGATTTTATTACTAAATGTGCACAAGAGAGAGATAACGCAACAATAATTTTGTATTTAAAAATGATCAAGGACATGGACAAAGAGACAGGGGCGCTGATGGTCGATGTATCAACGCTCATATCACAAACCGGCTTGTCAAAAAGTGCGGTGTACAGATCGATAAAAACCCTGAAAGAGTCAGGGATGATACGCAGCAGGTACAGCAAAGTTTACGAGATAAACCCGGATGGGTTCTGGAAAGGCAAGCGGGAGTTACGAGATACCGCGTTGTTTTTTGCTGAATCAAACCGGGCAAGAAATGTGAAATACAGATTGAACCCTGCCAGCGCTGCTACAGATTCATTCACTGTTCCCGCTACGTTTGAAGAGGAAACATAGCGAAATCATCAATAAAAATCGATTCGGAAACTTTGGCGAGCGACCCCGAACCGACTTTCAAAGGATTCAATATGTTAAATATAACACCGAAGGTTAAGCAGGTCACCGCGCTTAACATGCTTCGTCATGACTGGAAAAAACATCGAACGTTTTTATTATCGGCCAGTGTAGGCTTTGGAAAAACAGCAATAGCGGCGTTTATTGCTGACGGATTTGTCAGTCATGGTATGAGAGTGATGTTCGTAGCCCCGTACACAGTACTTCTCGATCAGACTGCGACCCGGTTCGTTGAATACGGACTGCCAGCAGATCAAATCAGCTACGTTTGGCGAAATCATCCACTACATGACCCAGATCGACTAATTCAAATTGCTTCGGCTGACACGCTTATTCGTCGTGAGTTTCCAGACAACATCGACTTACTGATCATTGATGAAGCCCACATGAAGCGCCGTAAGTTACTGGAAATTATCAGAGATAGCGACATTCGAGTTGTTGGCTTATCAGGAACGCCATTTGCGACGTGGATGGGTAAATATTACGAGAAGTTGATTAAGCCAACGACGATGAAAGAACTCATTAGCATTGGGGATCTGAGCAAATATGAGTTCTATGCGCCCGACAGGCCCGATTTGACCGGCGTGAAAACAACAAGTTTAGCGGCTTTTGGTAATGACTATAACGAGGAGCAACTAGCCCAGATCATGGGCGATTCAACGCTGGTGGGCAATATCGTCAGGAACTGGCTGGAGAACGGCGAGGACCGGCCAACAATCTGCTTTTGTGTGAATGTTAAGCACGCTAACTATGTCACGATGGAGTTTAACAAGTCTGGTATTAACACCGAAGTGATGACAGCAGAAACCCCACATGATGAGCGGCAGTTGATCATTAACAGGTTTGAACAGGGTGCGACGAAAATCATCGTCAATGTCGGTGTACTTGTTGCCGGGTTTGATAGTGACGTGCGCTGTATCATTTATGCCCGGCCTACAAAATCAGAAATCAGATGGGTGCAATGCCTTGGGCGAGGGTTGAGAACAGCGAAGGGCAAAGATAAATGCTTGATATTCGATCACAGTGGCAGCGTCCATCTTCTCGGCTTCCCTGATGAAATTGAGTATGACAAGTTGCCATCCAAAAATGATGGCATGAAATCTTCATCAAGTTTTAGCGAGAAAGTCAAACAAGAGAAAATCCCGAAAGAATGCCATGGCTGTCATTACATGAAACCGGCTGGCGTCTATGTTTGCCCGAAATGCGGTTTCAAGCCGCTTGCTGGTGAGAACGTTGATGTTGATGAGTCTCGCGGGCTGAAAAAATTAGGGAAGAACGAGCGAATTTACAGCAAGGAAGAGAAACAAAGCTGGTGGTCACAAATTAAATATTATCAGCGTGAACGGGAAAATCAGGGGAAACCCATTTCCGATGGCTGGTGCGCTCATACATACAAGAAAAAGTTCGGTGTCTGGCCGCACGGCTTAAGCGATCACTTAATTGAAATCTCACCGGAAGTTTACAACTTCATTCGTTCTAAACAAATCGCGTGGGCAAAGATGCAGGAGAAACAGAAAAATGCGAACAGTGGAAGCAGTGAGAGGGCGGTGGCCTGAAATTTTTGAATACTACGATTTACCCAATGTTACAGGAAAGAAACATTATGCAGGAGAGTGTCCGGCATGTAAGCGAAAAGGAAAATACCGATGCGATGACAAGGACGGTACCGGATCGTGGATATGTAGTTGCGGTGCCGGTGATGGGTGGAAGCTGCTAGAACTAACCCAAGGAAAAGATTTCAAGACATTAGCAAGAGAAATTGATTCACTAATAGGAAACAGTTACAACTACAAACGAGGTCATGATAAGCAGCAACAGCCAGAAACTCAAACAATCCGTGTAAAAGTCATCAGTAAATTTTCAACACTACCCCCGCTAAACGATACCGCCGCTCAACACTACTTGTTCAATCGCGGCATATTTGAATTACCGTCCGGCCATATTCGTTTCAATACGGAAGAAAAAACGCCATTTGGGAATAAGCAGGCTATCTGGTCAATTGCTACGGATGATAAAGGGGCAGGCTGTTATCTCCATAGAACGGTACTAGACGGAGAGAAAAAAGCGGATTTTGACGGTAATAAGCGGATGCTGAAATTGCAGGAAGATAACTATCTGAACTTTGCTAATTCCATTGCTATCCGCATGTTTCCAGTCTCTTCAACTTTGGGGATAGCAGAAGGGATAGAAACAGCATTGTCATGCAAACAGATATACGGCTGCAACACCTGGTCAACTCTGAATGCCGGATTTTTACGGAAGTTCCGCGCTCCCAAGGGAGTGAAACACTTAATTATTTTCGCAGACAGGGACAGTAACGGGACAGGGCTTGCTGCGGCGTTTGAGTGTGGTAATAAAAATATTCTGAGTAACAATGATGTGGAACTTGTCAGCATTCGTTGGCCCGAAGCCGGGGATTTCAACGATATGCTGATCAATGGTGCCAAAGTATTTCAAGAGCAGTTACAGAGATGAAGGATTTTTGATATGAAGGAAATTAAGCCATGCCCGTTTTGCGGTAGCAAAGATGTTGGAGTATTTCGGCAATATGAAGATGACTGTCCGTATCGTTCATCAATTGTCAGATGCTTCAATTGTGATGCACAAACAGCCCAGTTTATTAATGATGATATCCGTCGACAGCATGAAATGGCAATCAAAGCCTGGAATAAGAGAGTAAATAACGATGAGTGAAGAAAGAACATTTCTACCATGTAAATGTGGCGGTAAAGCTATCAATTGCTGGGTGCTGCGTGATTATAACGATGAAAGTAAAGGCAGGTGGCATTATCACAAATGCCGTCGCTGTCAAAATGAAAGCCAATCATATCCAACGCTAGAAGAATCAGAGATCGCATGGAATAAGAAAGTAAATAATGGGGGATAAATGGAAGCTGATTTTTGTTTTCACGAATCAAATAAATCACAAGCTTGGGAAATATTAAAAGAAACACTTGAAACTAAACAGCCGCACCGAATTATTATTAAGCCGTGGAAAGATACTCGCTCAATTCCACAAAATAACACTTTTCATATGTGGTGCGGTGAAATAAGTCGTTATTTAAATAAAAATAACGCTAAATTGACGCCGGAGGATGTTAAGGAAGCACTTAAACATACATTTTTGGGTTATGAGGTCATAGAAGCTATTGATCTCACTACGCAGCTTACAGAGCGCATCAGGACTCTGAGAAAGACGTCAAAATTAGATACGGGTGAAATGTTCTATTTCATGACGCAAGTTGAGAAATGGGCTTTTGATATTGGCTGTTTAGTGACCATCCCAAATAACTCACAATATATGAAATTAAAACAGGAGCAAGATAGATAATGAATGACTGGATACTCTATTTCTATGCGTTTGCTGGCGTTGTAGCGACATTTGTTTGCGGGCTTATATGGCTGTCAGCGTCGGCAAGGCTATTTTATCTTTATGCGCTGTGGCAGCTTAAGCAGGGTAAAAGAGCATTGCGATTAGGCAGAGAAATGAAGAGAGAAGCAAAACAGCTTATAGAGTCTAATTTTCTCGCGGCTGCGGCTGCTTTTGAGAAGAAAAGAAAGGAATAAATAATGGGTGGTTAAATGTCCCAGCAAACATCACAGAGTCAGAAGTTAAAACGTTTGATTACGTTCATGAGCTATTGAAATCAAGACGGGACAGACGGAGAAATAGAAATGAAAAATAAATATAGTGAATTGTCAGATTTTGAAATTAATAAATTAGTATTGATTCAGGAATCTAAAGAAAGCCTTGCAGAAATTATCAATATTCGACAGCGTAATCATGTGTTTCGTATATTTCATCGTCAAGTAATAGCTGATGTTAAATTTAAAGATGAATCTGATTTTTCGGAAATTGGACCTTTTGATTTTTGTAATAATCCGTCTGATGCATGGAATATTATTGTTAAGAATAAAATAAGCTTAGTCTATGTAAATGATTTTTGGTCAGCACGTCAGTATCATAATGCATGCATTGAAGTTAACGATAAGAATCCATTAAAGGCCGCAATGATTGTATTTCTGATGATGAGTAAGGGAGCGACATCAGTATGAATGTATATAATTTAAAATTGCCGTGGCCGCCATCAAATAACACTTACTGGCGACATAGCAGGGGCCGACATTTCATCTCATCAAAAGGAATTGATGACATGCGTATCATCCGCAGTGAAAGAGTGGCTGGTGGTTCTCTTAATATTCAGATATGGGAGATAGGAGATGACAATCTTCACTGATATATCCACAGCAATAGAAGAAGCCAGATATCTTCATTCAAGAACAAGAAAAAATCATGTTGTTCTGCAATGTGAACATGCTCGATTGAGAGTTACTCAGGATCGGATAGTCAGGGGCAAAAAATACACAGTCATGTTCTCAACCAAATATGACAAATATCATTCAGTTTTATTAGAGGTGGGAAAATGAACCTTGAATCACTACCGAAGTATTTTTCACCCAAAGGGATCATGTTTAGTGACTCTCCATCTGCAACTGCTACTGACTCATTCTCAATTACCGATGTTATGGCCTCGCTAGGGTTGGCGTCCGCAAAAGCGAGGCTTGGCATTGAGCTGTTTTTGGCGAAACAGGGGATCAACAGTATTGATGAAGCCGTGGAGAGCCTTTATCAATATGCAATGACTCAGGTTCATAAGCATAGTGCTATTAATAAGCTTGATGAGGATGTTAAGCAAAATGTTCTGCAATTACTCGCAAATTATGCATTTCAGGATTATGCGAGAAGTGCAGCCAGTAAGAAAGTGTGTCCAGATTGCGATGGTGGATTTATTACAGTTCGTAAATTCACAACAAAGTATGGAAGTAGTGAAGGAATGCTGGCTAAGGCATTAAACATGAAACCCAAGCGTTTTATTACCTCAATCCGAGAAGTAGAGGAAAGATGCAGGGTGCTTTGCAAGACCTGCAAAGGGAAAGGCTCTGTGAGTCATTCTTGTCGCTGTAATGGACGTGGGCAAGTTTTGGATGAAAAGCAGACCAAGTTACAAGGTGTGCCGATTTACAAAGCATGCCTAAAATGCTCCGGGCGTGGATATTCAAGACTGAAATTTACAGAAGTCTTTGAAGCAATAAAGCCATTAACTGGGATATCTAAAACAACTTGCTATGACAAATATCAACCGTTGTTTGAGCAGTTAGTAAGTGAATGCTTTAAAGAAGAGGAACAAGCTGATTGCGTTTTATCAAAATTAACAAAAAGAGAATTTATTTCTTTTTAATTGTTATTTTGTGGGAAATTAATATTGACGATTTCGGAAAAATAGCCTATCGTTATTCCAACGATGGGTAATTGCACTTCGTTGAAACCAAAAGAATCCCAAGCCTCGCTATTCCGCGAGGTTTTTTTCATATATAGGGCTGCGCATGGCGCGGCTTTTTTTGTATTAACTGAGTGAGAATGTATGAGCAGAGAAGACCTGCTATATCAGATTTACTATTCATATTGCTTAGAGAAGATGCTAGGCGTTATTACTGATAAAATTAATTGGACATCTTCTTTCCTGCTGATACTACTTGGTTCAACAATCGCTATTATCGGGGATTACTATACGGTATTTGCAGGGTTGTTAATCACTGCCATTGCGACAATGAAAATCATGTTTTCATTCGAAGTGACATCAGAACGCGCCAATAAGCAATCAGCACGCTATTTGATGCTCTACAACACTTCACATCTGATCATCTCCGATGAAGAGTTGTTAAACAGGCTTGTGAATATTCAGGAGGATGACAATAGACCGTGGGCCTCACTAGCGTATCCGGCAATGTTACAGGCCAGTCAGGTTTTAGGCAGGCCAACGGACATTCAATTAACATGGTATGAAAAGCTGATGGCTTTTCTGGCTGATTCAGTGCCTGTACGCTAACGTTTAAACAGCAGGAGAAATAGGATGGAAAACAAAGAAAATTCAACAGTAATCTTTGCAGGAAAAGAGGTAGAACAAGAGCATCTATATCATTTGCTCGAAGTTATCGCGCCCGCAGTCTGTGAAGTCGCCATTCACCATGCTAAAAACGGTGAAGACACCGAGATAGTGACTAAACATGCGAAAGCAACAGCCGAAGCTATTGTTTCCGCATTGACTTTTACTAAGAGCTAAGGGCTTTCCACGTCCTTATGGAGTCGTCTTTCAATTTTTGCTCAAGATCATCAATCTGTAATAGCTCGTTAAACTCCGCTTCAAGTTTTCTGAGTTCAAGCAAATATTGAGCGGGTGAAAGTTTTTTGTCAGAACGGCGTAAATATTCAAATGCCAGTGTCTGCGCATCTGTCATAACAGATTCCTCTTTGGTTGTAGGGACTAAAGATGATACCACGCGCCGGGCGTGAAATACCCGGCACCACTTCAAGGGCTGCGATCTGACGCGGCCTTTTTCTTTTCACGCCCGTAATCGCGGGGACTTAATCCCCAGCGGGGGTGGAAATATGAAGATGAAAAATAATCCTGATTTATGGGCTGAATTAATAGACGGCTTAAAACATTCGTGGCCGCAAGTATCTGGCACGGCAGCCGCAATATTAATTTGTTGGGGACGTCTGATTTATGACGGAGTGGAATGTAAAAACAAATGGGCTGAATGCCTGTTATGTGGAGTTCTGTCATGGGCGATATCCAGCGGTATTGAGGCGTTCGGTATTTCCTCCGCCGTATCTCCGATGATCGGCGGTGCTGTGGGATTTATCGGTGTTGATAAAATCAGAGAAATGGCTATCCGTGCCATTAACAAACGCATTGGTGATGACAAATGACTAGAGGCATTCGAAATAATAACCCTGGCAACATTGACTATAACGGATTCAATAACTGGCTCGGTCAACTACCTCTTGATCCAAAGATTGAACCCCGGTTCTGCCGGTTTGAGTCACCTGAGTATGGTATCCGGGCGCTGTTCAAGCTACTGCAAAACTACCAACGCAAGCATAATCTGAATACAGTCAGAGAGATTATCAATCGTTACGCGCCGCCACATGAGAATAATACGGAAAGCTACATTCAGTTTGCGGCTAAGAAGGTGGGTGTCTCTGCGGATGATCGGATATCTACCCAAGACAAGATAATCCTGTTCGCTTTAGCTGAAGGTATTATCAAGATGGAGAATGCAAACCAGCAACCCTATTCACCGGAGACGTTCGAACGGGCGTTTGAGATGCTATGAGGAGTTGAGTGATGAGCATTATTCAGATTCTGGTTCCGGTAATTTATTTTGTCGGTGTTATTGCGGCATTTATTATTTTTACATTGATAGAAAAACGAGTCAATGATCCGGAGGAGTTTGGGGTCATTTTGTTTATGTCATTCATATGGCCGCTACTGATTATTCTTATGCCAATTGTTTTTGGATTCTTTTTTTTAAACGAGATATACAATCAATTCGTTGGCAGATGGTCATGAAATTCAACGCTAGTTACTACACGATACTCGCATTAATCGTTATCTCACTGACAGCGTATTACTATCACTCTGAGTTACAGAGAGAGCAGCGAGTGACAAAGCAGCAGCAAGAAGACATTCAGCAGCTCACTGACACTATCAACTATCAGAACGCTCACATCACGATGTTGAACGAGCTTGATGTGAAGCATACAAAGGAACTTGCTAATGCCAAATCTGAAATTGATGTTCTGCGCAATGATGTTGCCGCTGGTCATCGCCGGTTGCGCATCGCGGCCACCTGTAATCAAGGCGAAGCCGGTTCCTCCTCCCGCTTGGATGATGCAGCCAGCCCACGACTTAACCCAGCAGCTGAACAAGATTATTTCGATCTCCGAAAAATGATTGTTGAAAACGAGCAGCAAACAAAAGCTTTACAAGATTACATTAGAGCCGAGTGTCAGTAACAGCCTCTGTAGACATATCTCTACGGTTGCTAAAGCGTGGGCGAGTAAATACAGCTCAGTTAAGTCGTTCCCAAAGTGACGGTCTTGGAGAAATCAACGGTTTAAGTCAACAATAGGGATTTCCTCTATGGTTGCCAATTAATGAAGACAAGTAACTAATTCAGAGCATTCTACTGACAGAGTGCTCTGTTGTTCATCACCTTGTTTTTAATTCATAATCTGGGTGGGAATCAGCAAGAAGAAGCAATAATTCATACTCTCCAGACGAAAGAGAGCGATTAGTTTTACCTTCCGCCTCTTTCTGCTGCCAGCTAACAAGCGCATAAGAAAATCTTTTGGCTGCTTGTGATTGGGTCATGCCAGAAGCTATGCGAGCGCTTCTGACATCTTGCGGGGATGGTTTACCGATGAACTTATCAGTCATCGTTCCAGTCACCATAGCTTTTTTCACCAGAGTAATATTTTTTAATTTCATCGTAGCGTGATTTCTCAAGTTCACCCGATTTTACAAGCGACCACAGCGAATTAAGTGCCGAAGTGCTACCGCGCATAGCATCATTTACTGCTTCACGAAAGCGCGCCTCGTCGGCTTCTTTAACGCGTCGGGCAAATTCAGCTCTTTCTTCTTTGCTTGCAGTATGAAAATCAAATTTAACATCATCGGCATGGACGCCACGCTTTGCTATCCAGTCAAAAAAGTCTTTTCTGGCAAAGAATTCAGGCACTATGCCGTAGTTATCTGTTTTTACATCAGTCATTTTCAATCTCCTGTTTAGTGATGTATACAATATACATTCAATTGAATGTAATAGCAAGTAAAAAGTACAATAATCGCCAAAAAATTAGTCATTTTATAAAATTCTACAAAAGGTGCTCATAAAGTGCCTTTGACAGAGTTTTGTATAAGTATTTGGTGCGGGTGGTCTCACGATAGTACGGGATTATATTTCAGCATGTAGCATAAAGTTCTGATTACAGCTGTTTCCTAGATGGAAGTGATTCAAACTGCTTCTGTTTGATGATGTAATATACAAAATACTCGGCTAGGGTAGCTCCCGAAAAGCGGATTTCGTCACCGCCTGCTGAGCACTATTTCATGACGATTAACGAGACGAGGTTAATATGAAGCCAATTGAATATCTTGAAAGCATTTCTCTTTATGATTCTGTTGCGCGTGATGCATTAAATGCAATTAAGACCGGCGCATTCACAGAAGAACAAGTAATAGCTGAGTTCATGAAAGTAAAAGCCTTACAAAATAATGCTCTATTGGAACTGCTTGAGTGGAAAAGCCTTAAAGAGGCCAAACCTTTTCAAGCAACAAAGGGTAAGGGAATACCAGGCACTGTTAGAATTTCATATACAGCAACAGATGAGCACGGCAATGAAACTTTGCAGAAAGAACACCACATGCTTCTTACTGACGTATATAGGTGCCGTTTTATCGTGTTTTTAGAAGAATTAAAGAAAAGTGCAAAAGAGTTTTATGAAACAGTCATGGAGGGGGATGAGTGGGATCGAAAAGATACAAGCGAAAAGAGTGCAGAGTGTTTAATTGTGAACGGAAAGCACCACGGTAAGCGACGCACTTTAACTTCAAGAGCTGAAAGATATCTGGTTGTAAGCGATGATGTGTTTCCGTGTGTTGATGTTGATGAAATCCCTGTGCATTTTTGGGTAAATGAAGCGGACGGTAAAATTTACATGATTGCAACAGCAGAAGAATTAAACTCGTCTGAGATTAGTTTAGCGATTTCGGAAACAGATCCGCCGCTTAAGCCGATATATTAAATTACAGGTCGCCCAGTGCGGCCTTTTTTATTTAAGGGAAAGAGATGGGACAACAAACAAATCAGGTTGGTTGCCCTAGCAAGCTGAATGATGAGCTAATCGCTAAGGCAAGGGATTATCTGTACGGCGGTTATGAATCAGTTGGTGATGTCGTTCCTAGTGTAGCCGGATTAGCTTGTTACTTGGCTATTGCACGTTCAACAGCATATGAATATGGGAAGCAGTCCAGCGAGTTTTCGGACATCTTAGAAGGCATAGGGGCCATGCAGGAAAACAAGCTTATAAACAAGGGGCTGACTGGAGATTTTAATTCTACGATTGCCAAGATGATGTTAACAAAACACGGCTATTCAGATAAACAAGAAATCGATCACCGGTCCCCTGATGGTTCTATGTCTCCAAAACCAACTATTATCAGGCTCGTTGGAGTCGAGCCAGGGCAATGACGGTAGCAGTTGACCTGCCGATTCCCGCAAAACTCGTACCTGTATTTACAAAAGAAAATGTTCGTTACCGAGGTGCACACGGAGGCAGGGGCAGCGCTAAAACTCGGACATTTGCAATGATGAGTGCGGTTAGGGCTTATCAAGCTGCTGAATCTGGTACAAGTGGGGTTATTTTATGCGCTCGCGAGTTTATGAACTCTCTCGAAGAATCATCAATGGAGGAAGTGAAGCAGGCGATCCGTTCCATTCCTTGGCTTGATGACTATTTCGAAATTGGCGAAAAATATATCCGCACAAAGAATAGGCTAGTCAACTATGTGTTCTGTGGCTTAAGACATAACTTAGACAGCATCAAATCAAAAGCGCGTATTCTTCTGGCGTGGATTGATGAAGCTGAATCTGTATCAGAGACAGCTTGGAAAAAGTTACGACCGACAGTACGTGAGTCTGGTTCTGAAATATGGGTGACATGGAACCCGGAAAAGGACGGAAGCGCAACGGATAAGCGACTTAGAAAGAAACCACCGAAAAGCTCAATCATTGTTGAGATGAACTACAGTGATAATCCGTGGTTCCCTGATGTGCTGGAGGAGGAACGGCAGGAAGACTTGGAAAGTCTCGATCACTCAGATTATGCGTGGATTTGGGAGGGCGCTTATCTTGAGAACTCAGAGAAGCAAGTATTAGCGAACAAATACAAGATTGAATCGTTCCCTGATGATCTGTGGATGCAAGCCGACCGTCTATTGTTCGGCGCTGACTTCGGTTTCGCCCGAGACCCCAGCACGCTACTTCGCATGTTCATTTTAGATAACTGCCTGTATATCGACCGTGAGGCTTACAGTGTTGGGGTGGAACTCGATCACATGCCCGCGTTTTATGACCAAGTGCCCGAGTCTCGTAAGTGGCCCATCAAAGCCGATTCTGCCAGACCGGAAACCATCAGTTATCTTAAGCGTCAAGGCTTCAATATATCAGCTGCAAAGAAATGGCAAGGCAGTGTAGAAGACGGGATCACTTTCTTACGTGGTTTCAAGAAAATTATCATTCATCCACGCTGTAAAGAGACCGCAAAAGAAGCCCGGCTCTACTCATACAAAGTGGATCGTATCACCGGCGAGGTGCTTCCCATTATTGAGGACGCACATAACCATTGCTGGGATGCGGCCAGGTATGGGTTAGATGGATACATAAAAGGCAGAACAACTGTTTGGGACATCATGTAATGACGAAAAAAACGATGATTGGCCGTCTTACTGATGGCCTTCACAGTATGCTGACATCTCTCGGTGAGCGGGTGTCGGCAATAAAATATGCGAGCAATAATAAGGCAGATGTGCCTGATAAAGAGTTGCTCGCAATGTATAAAAGATCATGGGTGGTCAAGAAATACATAGATAAGACGGCTGATGATATGTTGAAGCTACCCCGCGAATTATCCGGTGATATTGATAGCTCTCTGGTTCAGCGCATCAAAGACACAGAAACAGCACTAGCCGTCTATAAGATATTTCATGACGCGCTAACTTGGGCTTCATTGTTGGGAGATTCATTGATTGTTGCAATAACTGATTGCGCTGATGAGATGATTAGTGAACCGCTAAATCTACAGTCAGAAGACATCATTAAGTTTTTGGTACTAAGAAAAGAGGAATACACGCCCTCTGATAATGTTATCTCGGATATCGCATCACCACATTTTGGACATCCGCAGACTTACCAGATCAGCATTGGCAACCAACAACTCAAGTTTCATTATTCGCGTTGCCATCGTACAAAGCTGGGTAAGCACAGCATTAAAGATATAACGAAGTACGGAACATCTGACATTCAAGCGCCATATGACGCTATCAAAATATTCGATGCGGCAATTGTCAGTACTGGGGACACGATCCAGGAGGCAAATGTTGATGTCATATTTTTGCCGGGTTTAAATAATCAAATTGATGCGGGACAAGAGACGCAAGTTGTCGAATATGCTCGTGTGATGAAGCAAACAAAATCGTCAACGGGCTTAATGCTAATGGACGCCGGTGATAGCACGATGCAGAGCCGCTATGAGCAAAAAACAGCTCAATTCTCAGGACTGTCTGACGTTATTACAAAGATGGCTAATGTCTTAGCTGGCGCACTTGACCGGCCAATAAATATTTTGTTCGGCCAGTCAGCCAGCGGCTTTAACTCTGGTGAAGAAGATAACAAGTCGTATTACGAAACAATCAACGGGTTACAAGAAACTCGGTTGCGGCCCATGCAAGACTTTGTTGATCAATTCATTCTCGACAAACTAGCCGCGAGCATCGACACAATCAGCTATGAATATCCGTCAATAGACAGCATTAACGAAGCTGACGAAGCAACACGGTTTACTCAGTATGCAACGGGGTTCACTTCTTTAGTCCAATCTGGCGTTGTTACGGAAGATATTGCACTGCGCGAAATGCAAGCACGGGGCGTGCTGACGACTGTGACTAATGAGGAAATCGAAGCTATGGCGGGGGCAAATAATGGACAGTGGTATCAGCCTGAAACAGATGCTGGAACGCAAGCAGGGACGTTTGAAGGCTCGCAACCGGCTAATGCGTCCGCCAACGCCTAGCAAACGAACCGAAGTTTGGTATCGCGACAGGCTCATTGAGTTTATCAGGATGATGCAAGATGTTGTGATAGATGACTTGCAAAAACCAATATTAAACGACGCACCCAACACCCCGCCACTTTCAATCACTTCAAGACTTTCACGAGCAATACAAAAACTGGCGAATATGTCTATTGCTGATATGGCAAAGCGTTTGTCATTCGGCATGGTCAAGCGTGCAAATGATCAAAACAAAGATCAAACACAGAAAACCTATAAATCAGCGTTCGGTATTGATTTGACGGGGATGCTCGGTGATGAGGTTGTGAAAAAACAGATTGATGATGCTGTGAAAGAGAATATCGATTTAATCAAGTCAATACAGACTGATTTTATCAATGATATCGGCTCTAAAGTGTTCACGAATCTGTTTGATGGCGGGCGTCATGAAAACCTTGTTTCTCTCATTCGTGAGCGCGGCCAGGTGACGGAAAGCCGAGCGAAGCTTATTGCTCGTGACCAGACGGCAAAACTGAATTCGGCACTGACAGAAACCCGCCAGAAAGCGCTCGGCATTGATTTATACGATTGGGGTGGTGCGGGTGATGAGCGAGAGCGTGACAGTCATTTCGTATTGAACAATATGACATGCAAATACTCAGACCCTACCGTTTATTCAGACGATGGAGGGAAGACCTGGAAGAAACGCAAAAGCATTGGGGCATTTGAGGGGAAGCCCGGTGACGATTATCAATGCCGGTGCGTCGCTCTTCCGAAAATATCTTGGGATTAATTCATGGCATGGAAAAAAACACCGCAGGGGTATGTTGTCACATCTGCAACGATTACCCGCGCCGGTCCCGTCGAATATTACGGGCATGAAGTTAAGTTAACTGGCGCTGATGCAAACAGAAAAATCACTATTCACCGAACCATCGAAGAACTTTCAAAACCCGAAACTCTTAAATCATTTGAAGGATTACCCGTCACGCTAACGCATCCGCTCAGCGGTGAGGTCAATGCTGACGAGTGGAAAGATAAAGCAATTGGACACATACAGAACGTACGCATAGAAGGCGATTACGTTGTTTGTGATGTGTATCTGAAAGATGCCAAGGCGATTCAATTACTTGAAGAAAAAGGCATTAGAGAGCTTTCAGTCGGTTATGAACCCACTGAGATAGTCGAGAAAAACGGTGAATTACATCAAATCAATATCCTCGGCAATCACGTTGCCGTTGTAGCGGAAGGGCGCGTCGGCGCTGATTGTAGACTAAACGATAAAAAAGGTAGACCAATGAAGAAACTCTCATTGAAAGATGTCATTGCGTTGCTTAAGGGTAAGCGCGCTAACGATGCCGAGGGGCAACCACTGACCGAGGAAGAGCTGATCGGCATGATTGCCGCATTAGAGAAAACCTTGCAAGAACTGGAAGGTAATGCAACACCAGAGGCCACTGCAAAAGCCCAAGAAGTTGTGGCGCAACTGGAAGAGCTTAAAGCTCAGCTTGAGCAGTCAAAAGGGGCTGGAACACCGCCACCCAATGATGCTGATCCTGATCCGGCTGGTGGCAGTGATGACAAAGACGCCCGTATCGCTGCATTGGAAGCTGAAAACGAACAACTCAAAGCAGAGAACCAGGCACTTAAGGAAGAACTGGAAAAATTGAAAGGCGAAAGCGACACAAGCACAACATTGAATGACGCCAAAGCACGTTTCCCTAAGGTTCAATTTAACGATGCGAAATGTGCGCGTGATGTGCGCATGCTCGCACTGTTAAGTACTGGGGCATTCAATGATTCACAAGTGAAAGCCATGTCGGATGATGAAATTCGGGCAGCTTATGCTGCGGCTAGTGCGCTAAATAAACCACGTAGCAACATCGGGGCGGCATTGCTGAACGATTCAGCGAAAGCGAAGAAAACAGCTTCTCAGCGTTTAGGGGGTAAATAATTATGGCCTTTGGATTTACAGATTGGGACGCCGAAACCGGCACGATCAAACCCGGCTCTATCAAACGGGCTTCAAGCTCAAACGATAAAGTGTGGGGGGAAGAAAACCGCACTGAAATAGCGCTGCCCTACGGTACTTTCGTCGCGGTAAACCCAGAGGGTGGGGTGAAACCTATCACTTCTGCAAGCGACGTTATCCACGGCATTGTCGTTCGTGACATTTACGGTGACGCAGCTCCGCATAATAAACAAGTCAATGTAGGACATTTCTCTCATGGTGACTGTGTAGGAGCGCTGGCGGTTGAAAAAGATACATTCACTCGTGGGGATAAAGTTTATATCGTTGCAACGGGTAAGGATGTGGGAAAAGTGACTAGCACAGCAAAAGGCAATATTGATCTAGGCTATTGGGCTGAAGAAGTTAGCGCGGGTAATCACTGTGTAGCTATCACTCTTGGTTATATCCACACCCAAAAAGTAGGAGAGTAATAAAATGGCTATGGAACCCGCATACTTCGAAGAAGTATTACAGGAAGCGCTGACAGAGCGTGACCAGCAGTTGCAGGAAAAGGAACTGCCCGAAATTAATATCGGTGAAGCGTTGCCGGTAACAGAGGGGTTAGATTTTTCCCTTGAGTACGTCGATTTCGGTGTAACTGATGTGCTTGGCTCTCTGAAAGACGGCATTATTGGCAACAAAACGAACTCACTGAAAACCATTGATAGTGATATTGAATGGCACAAAGCGCCGGTCGGGCAGTGGGGCAAATCAGCAACTTGGACACAGCAGGAGCTGGAGAAAATTGCGCGCTTGAATATTAACTTACAAACAAAAAAGCAAGATGATTTGTATGCAAACGCAACGGCAACAATTCAGTACGCTGGTTATGTTGGTCACGAGGGCGTAAAAGGGCAAGAAGGGCTGCTAACTGGATCTAAAGTTCAGTTAATTGCAGAAGTAACCGGCAAATCAATCAAAGACATGTCAGCAGAAGAATTCATTAACATGGTTCTTAATGCTTATAACGTCGCTTGGGCCAAATCGGGTTATCGCATTCAGCCAACCCACGTTGCAATCGATGCATCTGATTTTATGTTGGCAATGCAGAAGTTCGACACTAACAGCGTGATTGTGGGTGTCGATTTGCTGCCTGTTTCTGCAATGGATCGTATTATGGCGGCACTGCGTAAAGCATCGAACAATGATTCATTCAGCATTACTTTTGTGAAAGTCCCCTCTAACTTTGCTAAAAACATTGTTAAAGGGAAAACTCGTCTGGCTATTTATACTTACAGTGAGGATTACATCGAAATGAAGGTGCACATGCCCGAGTTGCTGGCAGTGCGTCAGCGCGACTTGCTCACTTTTGAGTGTGGCTATCGTTCCGCATTCGGTGGTGCAATGTGGAAACAGCCAAAATCTGCTGTATATGTAGATTATAAAAGCTCATAACCACAGGGGGTAGCATGGATTTTCTCATCCGTTACCCTGAATTTGCCAAAATTGACGAAAATCGCATAGAGATAGCCTTGCAAGATGCTGCAAATCAGATGAGCAGCAAAGTGTGGGGTAAACTCTACGAGCAGGGGCGACAGGCTCTTGCTGCTCACCTCCTCTATGTCTCTGGCGCATTAACCCGCAGCGGTAACAGCAACGGGAAACCTGTTCAGACGGCGACAAGCAAGTCGGCTGGTGGATTATCCATTGGCTACTCTGCGCCTGATGCGGGTTTCGGGGCTAACCATGATGGTTATGCGGCCAGCAGTTACGGGCAGGAGTATTTGCGCCTGCGTAAACTTGTCTCTCGACATATGCTGGTGGTGCGATGATTAAGAATTCTGGCAATTTTAAGGGGGCAGGGCTTAAGGCGCTTGAGGCCCGTATAAGGGCTTTAAGTAAAAAGAAAGTGGTTGTCGGTGTGCCTGCGTCGAAAAATTCAGATCAGGACGGTACAAGCATTGTGACGATTGCCGTCGCTCATGAGTTTGGTGCAGAAATAAAGGTTCCGGCGAGGGCGGTAACAGTTTATCGCAAGATGAATAAAGATGGTTCCTTTGCTGGAAAAGGTAAGTTTGTTAAAGCAACGAAGTCTAACTTTGCCAGTACCCATACTGTACCTGCTCACACCATCAATATTCCAGAACGCTCATTTCTGCGTTCTACGTTTAATGAAAACAAAGACAAGTATGCCAATAAATTAGTGAAAGGTATCAAGTCTGAGTTGAAAAATGACGGTGACCCGCAGCAAGCGCTAGAAAAACTGGGGGAGATGGTCGCCAGAGATGTCAAAAGGAAAATTCAGGCAGGCATTGATCCCCCATTAAGCCAGGCAACTATCAAGAGGAAGAAATCAAGTAAGCCGCTCATTGATACCGGGCAGCTTGTCCAATCCATTACTTATGAGGTTCGCGATGATTGATGATTTTGTTAATGAAATCTTTGACGATGATTTCTTTCGGCAAGAGCTGGAGTTCAAAACATCGGACGGTCAAAGCCGGGTGCTTGTTTGTATCGTTCAGCCAGCCGGAGCGGAAGATCTGCAAATTCTGCCAGAAGGGGATCGTTATAACCCGACTGTCAGAGTGATGACGCAAGAGTCGGTAGAGAATAAAGAGCTTTTCGTCTGGAATGGCTATCGCTGGCGCATCATCAGCAACGCAAGATGGAATGACTATGGATACTACGACTCTCTCGCAACTCGATACGAAGGCAGTCAGACGGACGATAGCGGCGGTTTTGAAATTACCTGAATCTCAGGTGCTTGATGCTGACGGTGAGACTGATGTGTCTGATATGCAGTCGTTTATCACGGTCAATCGGGTTACATCGGAATTAATGGGTGAAGAATATAAATTCAATGCTAAGAAAGAAATTGAAATTATCACTGTCACCCGCGAAACCATCGTTTCTATTAATGCCTTCGGCAAAAATGCTTATCTTATTATCGAAAAACTCGCCAGTGTTCTAAGCACAAGTTACGCGCAAACTCTTTTTAAGCGTCTTGGTGCTGGCATAGTCCGAAAATCCCAGGTCCGTAATCTTCCCACTGCTATTGCTGGTGGCAAAGAGCAGCGGGCACAAATTGATTTAACTCTCTCTCATATCCACCGAATTGAAACGTCAGTAAACCAGGCGAAGACGGTCGATATTACTGTTTATGAGGATTAGCAATGAGCTTATCTATTAAAGAGGTGGTCAATGCTCAGATCATGCCGCAGGCTATGGCGGCACAACGCCGTGATTTGAGTATGATAGCTATTTTTACGCCAGAGATTGGCACGTCGTTCGCTGATGCGGATACGCGCTATATTATTGTGTCAAGCGCACAAGACGTGGCAAATCTATTCGGTACCAAATCGGAAGCCTACAAAACAGCACAAGCGCTTTTCTCTGTGCGTCCAACGCCTAAACGCGCTCTTATCGCTCGGTGGGCGAAAGAGAAACAAGAAATTCCGGCCACGGCCAATGCTCTGAAAGGGTCTACGATCTCAGCAGGCATTAACGCATTCAAAGCCATTACTGATGGCTCAATGATGCTGAATGTCGGTGGTAAAAACGTTTTGCTGTCTGGCCTGAATTTCAGTAAAGCAATTGATTTTTCTGATGTGGCGAGTGTTCTGCAAGCGGCATTACCCAAAGACAGCAATCTTCAAGCTATTTGGGATACTGTCGGCCACCGGGTAATTGTCCAGGCGCAAACTGCCGGTGCTTATCCTGCTACAAAATTAGGTTATGTCACGGAACCGGGCGCAGGTACTTACGTTGGCAAAATGCTGAAACTGGAAGACGGGCAAGCAACGATTGTTGTCGGCAAAGCCGCTATCACAGTCGAAAAAGAATTGCCCTCTGAAGCTCTGCATAAATTGCAGAACGTTTATCAAAACTGGTACGGCGTCTATTTCGCTGATGCTATTGCTGATGAACAGTTAGATGATATTCACACCTGGGTTGCATCCGCTGACATGAAAGTCTCTGCTTACACCGCTCTGCGTGATGAACAAATCGAGTGGAACAACGACAATATCATCAAAAAGCTGTATGACAAAAACAGTGGCCGCTTAATGTCTCAGTACAACAAGACTGGCGATGATCATGCCGCAGTAGCGTTACTGGCTATTGCATTGTCTACAAACTGGAACGCGCAAAATTCAGCTAAGACCGTCAAGTTTAAGCAGCAAACAACCGTTCGTTCTGATAACCGGATTACGCAATCAGAGGCAGAAAAATGCAAGCGGCTGGGTATCAACTTCTATACCGACTATGACGGTGTATCGATGCTGGCAGAGGGCACGATGATCGGCGGCCAATTCATTGATGAGATTGTTGGCCTGGATGCATTCATTGATGCGTGTCAGAAACAGGCATTCACCACATTACAAGCCAATCCAACAAAAATCCCCCAAACAGACAAAGGTCAGTCAATGCTGATCGGTGCCTTGACTGTTATTGGTAATGAGTTTGTGAGGAATGGTTTCCTGGCTGGTGGTGTCTGGTGGGGTAATGATGTGGGTGAATTGACATATGGCAATCGCTTAGATGCGGGTTTTTATTTCTACTCTGACAGCTACGATTTGCAATCCATTGCTGACAGAGAAGCGCGTAAAGCCATGCCGATTATGTGCGCAATCAAATTGGCGGGTGCTATTCATTCCGTTGATATATCAATCCAATTCAATCGTTAAGGTATAAGTATGTACAATCATGCAAACTCGATTCTGACGATATCAGGCTATGAGATATCGGGATACGAAAATGCGGCCGATGCGCTTAATTTTGCCCCTGTTGGTGATGACGGGGATATGACTTACGGAGTGGATGGGGATGGTGTTTATGTGGCTTCGTGTAATAAAGGGTTAATTATTACAATAAAGCTTTTGCAACATTGCGAATCTAATGAGTATTTGAATGACTTACGCAATACTCAGATCAATATCCCGAAAGCGTATACCCCGGCCTATATTTATTATAAAGACGTCATTAACGGTGATGAAATTATTGCCGATCGTTGTTTCTTCACCACGCCCCCCACGGTTACCCGCGGTACCGCCCATAACACAATGACGTGGACACTGAAATCAACCCGGTCAACAATGAAACTCAAAAAGGGAGTTTATAACTGATGATTATTGACAATATAAATTACGAACACCGTTTATCTAATTTCATCGAAGCCAAAAATCACGCCTTAAAACTGGTTGGCCTGTTAAAGGGTTGCATTAAATTGGCGGGTGATAAGGTTGATATCGATGTCGGCGCCATCGTTTCAAATGTTGGTTCACAGGAAATGCAGGGCATTGAACAATTTATTTTGAAATATGTCACGGTGATTGGTGCGGACGGCAATACTGTTTTACTACAGAAGCCAGACACGTTTAATCAGCATTTCAATACTTACCGATCTCATTATTTCCAACTAATCATTGACGGATTGAAATTTCACTTTGCGGATTTTTTGCCCGGTGGGGTCGCCTCTGCGGTAAATATGCCGAACTTGGCGGCTCTGAATCTACAGTAAGTAGTGATGTTGACTGGATGGTGTGGACGCCGATCATGAGAAACATGTGTACTTTGCATGAACTCCGCACCATTTATTCACTCTCTGATGTCATGGATATGCATGAAGCCATAGCCGAAACGCTATTGTCTGAGAAGAGGGCAAACGATGGAAATCGACGAACTACTCGTTAGCGTCGGCGTAGACACGTCACAAGCGGCGAAAATCAAAGATGTCATTGTCGCTCTCGGTGCTGCGGCAGTGCAGATCGCGAATGAGGCCAATGGGGTTAATAAAATCCTGGGGGGTGTTGGCGAAGAGTCAGTTAAAAGCACTGAGCAGGCCGCTCAAAAAGCCGAAGAGGCCGGGGCGTCAATCAGTAAATTAAAATTGCTGGCTGTCGGGGTTGTCGCGGCTGTCAGTGTTGCGACCACAAAAGTGCTTGGCTTTATTAATAGTTCTATCTCCGGTGCCAAGGATTTAGCGAAAGAAAAAGGGCTGCTTTATAAGATATCCGACAGAGAGCTAAAGCAGGCTGATGAGTACGAAGCGTCAATGAAAAAGATGGGGCTCTCTATCGACTCGGTTAAGACAAAGATAGCGCTCAATCTCGTTCCATCTATGACCAAGGCCGTTAATGGTTTCAATGCCTGGATCGCTTCAAACAAAGAGCTCATCACTGACGGGCTGACAAAGATTATCAAAGTGGGTGGCAAAGTTGTTCAGGTTATTGTCAACTCAGTCCGTGCGATAAACAAAATTGTCACATCGACTATTGGCTGGAAAGCCGCGATTATGCTTATCGTTGGTGCTCTGGCAATTCTTAAGCGTTCCATGCTAATGGCGTTCATTGCCAATCCGGTGACTTGGGTGATTGCTGCGATAGCTGGCCTGCTTCTCTTGCTTGATGATCTGATGGTCTATTTAGATGGCGGCGAGTCATTATTTGGCGCGTTCTGGGGACCTGCTGTTAAATGGGTTAAAGATGTCATCAAGTGGGGGAAAGACTTTTACGCTAAGTACAAGGATATCATTGATAATTTAGTCTCAATCTGGAGCAAGTCATTTAAAGCAATTTTGTCTATCTTCAGCGGAGTTTTCCAATATATCTGGAACGTCCTCAAACTATTTGTAGGTCTATTTACCGGCGATATGGATCTTGTTAGTGAGGCATGGGCCGGGATGACCGCCGCACTGATGAAAATATGGAATGGGCTGATTGCCTATCTCAAAGCCTTTTTTGCTTTCTTCGGTGTGATGTGGGGGATTGCGGGAAAACTGGCCGCCAACGCATGGGATTTGATGAAGAAACTGGCAGGCAAAGCTTTTGATTGGATAAAAGGCAAGGCTAAAGGTTTTGTAAGTAGTCTAGGTTCTATATTCAGGAAAGTCTGGGGCTACATCACCGCGCCGTTTAAGAGGGCATTTAAATGGGTGCAGGGACTGTTTGGCGTGAGTGAAAAAGATGCTGATAGATATATCGATAATATCGGTAAAGCGTTTGATGCTGTGTTTGCTTTCATCAAAAGTCCATTTGAGAACGCGTTTAAGCTTGTCAAGTCACTGATCGATATCGCCACTAATGACAACCTGACTTTCACCGAAAAAATCGAAGAAATTTTCTCTGCTGTCTGGGGCTACATTACAGAACCATTTAAGACGGCATTTAAGTTCGTGCTCGGCTTATTCGGGGTGAATGAAAGTGAGGCCGATAAGTATGTATCAAATATCGGTAAAACTTTTGATGGAGTTATAGAGGCCATCAAAGCCCCGTTTAAAAAGGCTTTTGACTGGGTTGTGGAATATTACGATAAGACCGTTGGGAAGGTTATAGGGGCTATAAAAGATTTCTTCACTGGAAACACAAAAGCAGAAGAGGCGACATTTGGTTTTAGTGATGATGACCTTAAGAATATTCAATCTTCTGTTATAGCTGGTTCAGGTGATTTTATTGGTGGAGCTATCGCTAATACTACCAATACCACCAACAGTTCATCACAAACAACGACAAATCATGGTGATGTAAATATGAATGTATCTATAACATCTCCGTCACCTGAAAAGGCTGCTCAATATTCTGTAAATGAGCTTAATAAAGCATTGAAAATTGCTGGTTACAATACAAAAGGACAGTTTTATAACGGCGCTGGTGGTTAGTTTGCTTTCTCTTGCAGCTCTTAAGTGATTTAATTAGCAACGATCTTAACTGTTGTAAGAGAAGGTTTATGAAAAGTTTAATGTTACCGGTTGTGTTGGCTATCTTTTTAGTTGGATGTGGAGAAAAAGATCTGACAATTGATGCTTCAAGCTCTAAGGCTTTAAAGTCTTCTACGCAAGAAATTTATCGCTCTCTCGATAAGGATGATGCAGCAAAATTCAAACAGGCTGTCCTCAATGTCGGTTTGGCTGCTAGCATAGTAACAAATAACGAGGAAGATAAGATAAAGGCAATCAACAAGATGATAGGCGGCAAGACTGCCAAGCAGATCATCGAAATGGACGAGAAGAAGTAAACAGCCCCGCGAGGGGCTTATTTTTTATTATCTAACTGATTTTTCTTATCTTTCATCTCTTCGATAGATTCAGCCAGGGCAATGATTTTATCCATCAATTCATGACTGAGGGAAACCGTTGGTTGAGTCTCTGGAGCCTTTCTATCTAAACAGTCCTGTATCATTTGGACTATCTCAGAATTCATTGAACGACCATTTTCTTTGGCTCTTTCGGCAACGGCATCCCGCATGCCATCAGGTAGTCGAAGCATGAATTTATCTTGCGCTGATACGGGTTTATTAGTCATCTGCATTAATCGTTTAGTTGAAACAGAAAAAGGATACTAGCATATTGACATCATGTAAATGCGTGTCATAATGCTATCATGTCATTGTGACATTATTAATAAGGGGACAAGATAATATGATAAGCCTAGATAACAGAAAAAAGAGCGCACAAATGCAACTGAGAACAACGGAGTTCATGAAGGAGCAAATTTGCAAATTGGCAGATAAAGAGGGAATTTCTAAGAATGCAGTTCTGAATCAGGCTTTGGCTTGGTATATGGATGAAAGGGCAAAAAATGCAGCACAATAAAAGCGAAGCCCCAGTTGCGCGAACAACTAGGGCCTCTGAGTGTCATTTACCTAGCGTGATAAACGACTCAGCCATTGTAACGAATGGCGAATCAATTTTCCAGAGTACTAAAACGGAAAACCAGCAGTTTGCCGCTGCTGGTATCCAAGTTGATATACCACCGGAGAGATATATGAAGTCAATTATCAAACATTTTGAGTTTAAGTCAAGCAATGACCAATTAGTAACCGTTTCAGGGTTGAAATATAAGGGTAAGCCTGTGTTTTTCGCTGTGGAGTTAGCCGAGGGCTTGGGATACACGAACCCATCTAAGGCACTGAAAGACCACTGTAAGTCTTTGATTAAACTTAATTATAACGATTCGTTAGAATTGGGTTTAGGTGACAACCCCCGTGGTGTCATTCTTGCTGGGCAGTCAGACATGTTCAGATTGGTAATGCGTAGTAATTTACCTTCTGCTGAGCGTTTTCAGGATTGGGTGTGTGAAGCCGTTCTTCCATCTATCATGGAGACAGGCAGTTACTCAATCAAGCAAAGCCAGTCTGGTTTGCCTGAGTATAGAAAAGCCAGAACGTTGAAGATGTCGGTTGATGCGATCACTAACCTGTTTGAGCTTATGCCCAATTTGAGTAATGAGGCAAAACAGTGTGCAGCAGCTAACATTGTTAACCCGATAGTTGGTTTTGAAGCTGTTCCCCTTCCCGCGCTGGAAGAGAAATATTACACAGCCGGTGAGGTAGGGAAGATGCTGGATTTGTCAGCTAACAAAATCGGGCGGATTGCTAATGATCACAATCTGAAAACTGAGCAGCATGGGAAGTTCTTCCTTGATAAGTCCGCTTACTCTGATAAGCAGGTTGAAGCCTTCCGCTACAATGAGAACGGCATAAAAGCTCTTCGGCATTTGATCCACGGTGTTGAAGTAGCTTAAGGATTTAAGGCCACGGACGGCTCACTGTAAATAAATTCAGTAGCGTGATGTAATATTATGGATATATATATTTTGCTTTGGTATATTTTTGGCGGGCGCTTGAGACTATCTGTCTCTGGCGTGCTGGAGCGGATAGAAGAAAGCCCCACACGACTATAAATCGAAGTGAGGCCAGTTCTTATGCTCAGCAACATAAGATTAGCCTCTTACACGCCGAAAGGCAAGGAGACGCTAACCATGAAACAGCAAAAAGCGATATTTATCGCCATCGTTATTTGTATTGCCGCTTTAGCGGCTGTGCTGGTCACGAGGAAAGACCTCTGTGAGGTTCGCATCCGAAGCGGCCAAACGGAGGTTGCTGTTTTCATGGATTACGAAACCAAGTAAGAGCAACGGCGGGGAGCAATCCCCGCCATCTCTTGTTGTTGAGCATGGCTCTCAAGCGCCCTATCACCAACTCTTAATTGCTATCTCATCATTTTATTCATTTTTAAGCCGCTTAATTGCGGTTTTTTTTCGTTGTAGAGAAAAGTATGGACATAATCAGCGACTTCTTAACAACTCAAAGCGCTTCTATTGTCACTCGTTCAATTGGCGAGTTTCAGTTAGATGCTGTTACTGTTGAAAGCCACTCATCTACACTCAGATTGACGGAAAACCCTATCGAGTCCGGGGCGTCCATAGCAGATCACGCGGTTCTTGAACCGAAAGAGATTACAGTAACGGGCGTCATGGTTGGCTATGAACCGCCGCGGCTAGTCAGTGACCTCATGGGCTTTGACTCATCAGCAATAGATAGCTTTCCATTGCCGATGGAAATTAGAGCTATGACAAAACAGAGTGAAGCCCTGGTAAGTCGCTATATCTCTACTGTAGATGCTGTTGTTGAATCAACAAGCCGCTCTATGGCTCCGTTCCTACCAGATTATCAGGGATTAGCTGATGATTCATCACAGACGCTTGATCGTGTTGGTAAAGCATATAACGACTTGCTCAACTTACAGAAAAAAGGTGAAACAATCACAGTTCAGACGGGTATCAAGCTCTATGAGAACATGATGATTGTCAGCATTGGGGTTACACAAACGAGTGATGGTTCAGCAGAATTTTCTCTTACGTTGCGTGAGATATTCATTGTTGAAACTCAGAAAGCAAAAGGGCTGAATGTGAAAAAGTCGCCTAAAAAAAAGCAGATGGGCAAGACTCAGCCGAAAGAAACATCAAAATCTGCTCTTAAGGGGATATTTTCATGATGTACGAAATCCCAGTATCAACCGAAGAAATACAAGAGCAATCATTCAGTCTATTTAATATGAATCTTAGATTTACTTTGCATTTCAATCGTATATCTAACGACTGGCAGTTTGATTTGCTCAATACAAACACAGATCAGTACATTGCTCAGATGTATGGACTTACAGTCAATAGCCCGGCATTGATAACGAAGAACTTACCGTTTGTGATCGTGATGAGTGATAGTTCCGGTTTTGGCCTGAATTCTATTAGACGTTCTGAGTTGGGTAACAGACTGAAAATTTATTTTGTCGATAAAGAGGTATGGCATGAGGCAATTCGGACGACAAATTAAATTAACTATCGGCAACACAAAAGAATCAATAGAAATCACTAATCTCAGAGTTACTTTCGAAGTATCCAAGACAATCACAAGCGAACCCAACCCGGCCACAATTCGGGTCTATAACCTCAATCAATCACATCGAAATCTGATTACCAGTAAAACCTATAATAAGGCATCACTAGCTGTTGGTTATGATGAGCTTAGAGTGATTTATACCGGTGATATTATCGAAGCAATTACGGTTCATGATGATCTGGATTTCATTATTGAGCTGACATGCGGGGATGGCTACGAGGCTTACACAGGCGCACTTGTGAACAAAACGCTAAAAGCTGGGGCAACTGATGCTGATATTCTGTCAGTTGCCACAAAGTCAATGAAAGTTGATAAAGGTGTGGTTGATTTACCAAAAGATCGGCAGTTACCGCGCGGCAAGGTACTAACTGGCAATGCACGCGACATCATGCACAAGATAGCCCGTAACAACGGTGCCAATTGGTCCGTGCAAGACGGCAACATGATTGTGTTACCAAAGAACAAAGTATTGACTGACAACGAGGGCTTCGTTTTATCTCAGGAAACTGGGATGATCGGCAGTCCTGAGAAAACGGATGATGGCCTACAAATCACTTGCCTTTGCAATCCTGCATTGCGTATCGGCAGCCTGGTTCGGATTAAGTCAATTATTCCTGAGTATAACGGTGACTATAAAATCACTGAATTAGAGCATGCGGGCGATTTTATGTCTGACGATTGGCATACGCTGATAACGTGCACCGGTGGAAAATATCAGAAGGTGAATAATGAACAAAAATCCAACTCTACTTGATGTACTCGATAAAAAAGCAGAAAACGAGCGTTTGGATATTCACACAGCATTACCCGCCCGCGTTGTTTCATTCAACGGCCACACAGCAACAATCGAACTCATGATCACTCAGACACTAAGTAACGGTGAAGTTATTGAACTACCGCCTTTAGCAGATGTTCCCGTTCAATTTATGCGCGCTGGTGGATTTTGTTTTACAGTTCCGGTGAAAGCGGGTGATGAAGGGCTAGCTATCTTCTCAGAGCGGTGTATTGATGGCTGGTATGCAACGGGCAATAAATCCGCTCCCCTTGATGCACGGCTTCATGACTATTCCGATGCATTTTTTATCCCCGGAGTTTGCAGCCAGCCGAAGAAAATACCTGATTTCTTTCCTGGTGGCGCGTCTATGCAGACTGACGACGGTTCAACATTTATTCGCATGACTAATGGAAAGATCACTATCAAGGGAGATATTGAACACCTGGGTAATAGCAAACAAACAGGAAATCACGAGCAGTCCGGCAATTGGAACCAGATCAGTGGTAACAGCGAATCTAATGGGACTGTCAGCGCTGCAAAAGTTGTCGGCGGGGGCATTGACCTGCAAACCCACGTACACGGCGGTGTGCAATCAGGTGGAAGCAATACGGGGAAACCACAATGAGGGTGAGACGCTTAGACAATAATCATGACTGGACGTTCGGAGATAACCGCAGTGATTACGCTACAAAATCAGATGCCATTGCTCAGTGTGTGCAAACCCGGCTCATGTCTCTTCGTAACGACTGGTTTCTTAATCCCGATCATGGAGTGAGATGGTTTGACTATTTGCGGAAAAATCCAAATTTGATGCAAATGGAATCAGAATTGAAAACTACAGTTCTGAAGACCGATGGGGTGATAGAAATTACCGATTTTGACATTCAAATTGATAGAGATAGCCGAAAATCACTGGTAACTGTCACTTATATTGATATTTACGGCAATAGAAATGAGGTCAATGCAGATGCTCAAAATTACTAAGACAGGAATAGTTATTGACCAACTTGCAGATATTCACCAGCGCCTTGCAGATGGATTTAAGCGTATCTACGGCGAAGATATTAACTTAGAGGCTGATACACCGGACGGTCAGATGATAGGGTTGTTTTCGCAAGAACTAGCCAACATTAACCAAGTGATTGCTTTTGTCGGGCAGATGCTAGATCCCTATCAATCCACTGGCGCGTGGTTAGAACAACGGGCAATGTATGCGGGAATAATACGCCGTGGTGCAGAATACAGCTATCTTGATGATGTAGTGATAACTGGTAATGCTGGGGTAAACGTACCGAAAGACACAGTTTTGACTGATGATAACCGTGTTAAGTGGGTAATGCTTGACGATGTCACACTTAACGAGCAGGGTTCTGTAAGAGTGAATCTACGTAGTAAAGAACTTGGATCCTTTACACTTCAACCCGACAAACAATTGCAAATGGAAACTGTCATAGTCGGTATAGAAAAAGTTGTTACGACAAAACCAGCAAAGCAGGGCACTAATGAAGAAACGGACGGTAATTTGTTACTTCGTTTTATGCAATCACATTCAGTAAATAACTATGATGATAGAGCAGGTATTAAAGCGGCCTTATTATCTTTACCTGATGTTCGACAAGCAGAAGTTTACGAAAACTACACAGGACAAACAGATCCTGTTACTGGCGTTCCTGCGCACTCAATGAATGCTGTTATTATCGGCGGCAATAATAAAGATATTGCGCTGATGTTAATTAAGAAAAAAATTGGCGGGTGTGCATTCTTTGGTAAACAAACATGTGAAATTAACTTCGCTGGAGCGAACAGAAAAATTAATTTTGATAGAGCTGAAATGATTGATATCAATATTGATGTTGCGTTAGTCAGAACTAGCGAATTTCATGATATTGATATAGATGGCATTAAGTCAGCATTGGCAGCCACTAAATTTAACATCGGCGAATCAGTTTATGCCATGCGTCTGACATGCCAAGTTAATTCAATAGCGGGTTTCTATATCAAATCAATTACAGTCAATGGCTCTGACAAAGCAAATATTGGCCCTCGGCAATGCGCAGTCATAAAACACGAAAATGTGAATGTGGAGGTGTTGATTGAATAAAAAACCAGAGGATTTTTTGATATGGCAGTACAGAGGAAAACCCAAGGCCCGGCAAACAGTCGGGCTTTTGCTTTCTGAGAGCGCGATAGTTTTCAAATCAGCAGTTAAGCTGACTGAAATACTCGATATTAATAAATCAGAAAACTATGGATTAGATTTGATAGGGCGACACGTTGGCATTAGTCGAACAATGAAATCATTTGTCCCAAAAGATTACTTCGGCTTTCTGGGAATAGATAGCGCACTTGGTTTTAATACCGGTGTTTTCTATAGATACGGGGACTCTCTGAATGATTCAACAAATCTTGATGACAAAGATTATCAATTTTTTATTAAAGCCAAAGTTATCAAAAACTACCAACGCCCGACAATTGGAAATATAACATTATCGATTTCTTACTTGTTGGGAGATCAAGCGTTCATTATCGATAATTACGATATGACAATGAATATTGTTATTCCTTCAAGTTATTTAACCCCTTTCAGGCTGCATGCGATAAAAAAATTGGACATATTATCTCGTCCAATTGGCGTGCAATATAAATACATAGTAATCACTGATAGCCACCCGTTTGGATGGGCTAATGATCCCCACGCGTCCGGTTTCGGTGATGGAAAATTCACGAGGATTGTAGATGTCAATAGTTAACAAACCAGACTATAAAGTCTTTGCTCAAGATGCCAAATCCGGCGAGATTGAAACGTTCCCCGATGTGCTTCGCGGCTGGGGTGTAACACTAGATAGAACTGCGGGCAAGCCACCTCTTGAGTGGTTTAATGCAATCGGTAAGCGCGTTGATGAGTGGTTAATGTACTTATCACAACGCGGGTTAGCAGAGTGGGATTCAACTGTAGACTATCCGCAATATGCCGCAGTCCAGCATTCAGGGAAGTTTTATGTAGCACTCAAACAAAACATAAGCCAACAACCTGACAGATCACAAAATAATTGGCAGTCAATGGCTGATTTTCTAGGCGCTCCAAAATTGGTCCTAGATGCTTTAAACACAAAGCAAGACAAAGGTGACTACGCTACAAACGCTCAGTTGAATACCGTGTCTTCAGAACTGAATAAATCAATCAATGCAGCCAACACTAGCGCCACAAATGCCAACAACAACGCCAACACTCGCCTGTCAAAATCCCAAAACGGGGCCGACATCCCTAATAAAAGTGAGTTTATAAAAAACCTCGGTTTAGTGGAAACGGTGAATAAGGCGAATAATGCGGTGTCGTCAATCAGCGGCGGTACAATCAAAGCGGGACTAAATGTGCAAAGCGTGCTGAGCGTCGGAATAAGTCAAAATAAAAATTTGCGTATTTCATCTAATGAAACCGCTGATAGTCAGATTAATCTAATTGTGTGGGGAAATTCAAACAGAAAAACTATTTTCGAATGCGGAGATAAAAATGGGTGTTTATTTTATTCACATCGATTGTCATCTAATAATGTTGAGCTTTTTTCGACTGGAAAAATTATTCCATCTGATTACAGCAACTTTGATGCACGTTATGACAACGTTCCCGCCGGTGTTCCAATGCCATATCCCCACCGCTACACGCCGCCCGGCTATCTTACATGCAACGGTCAGACATTCGACAAATCTCTATATCCAAAGCTAGCGGAAGCTTATCCTGCCGGTAGAGTGCCCGATTTAAGGGGAGAGTTTATCCGTGGTTGGGATGATAGCCGTGGTGTCGATCCGGGTCGGGTGTGCGGAACGTGGCAAGCTGACTGCATTCCAGATCACAATCACTACAAAGTAGCTTCAAAACAATTAGTTGAAGACCTTGTATTGACCGGGGATGCCGGATGGTATACATCATCCGGCAGTAGCACGCGCACACGTTCACTTGATCAAAATACATATACGGGCGGCGTTACTGAAGCTCAAGTAATAGCAAACGAAACCCGTCCCCGCAACATCGCATTTAATTACATAGTGAGAGCAGCATAATGACAGAACAAAAATATTCTTTAGAACATGAAACCGCTGTATTGGGTAAAGATGGTTTGGCAATTCAGGCAGGCTGGATAAAGGTTTTTCACTCGAATCAGATAACGAGAGAATTCATTGCTTCAGATATCGAGTATGTGATGCTTGGAGTTAGTTTATCAGCCGGTGCTTATCCTGATGCCCCGGAACTGCCGAAAACTAATGATGTGGCCGTTTGCAGAAGTGTTGATAAAAGCCGCTGGGAAATCCTCCCAGACTACCGTGGCAAAATAGCTTACGACACGTTAACGCGAGAACCGACTGAAGTAACAGAAATCGGTGAGCTGCCTGACACGCTCACATTCAAGAAACCCCCAACCGATTTCGACACGTGGAACGGTAAAGACTGGGTAGTCGATAAAGACTTACTCAAGTCCCATCAAATCAACGAAGCAAAACAACAGCAAGCAGCACTGTTACAACAAGCAAATGAAACAATCTCTTTGCTACAAGACTCTGTTGACTTAGAAGTCGCTACAGACTCAGAGAAAGAAGCTCTACTCGAATGGAGAAAATACAGAGTATTGCTGACTCGTGTCGATGTGAACCAAGCGCCGAGTGTGGAGTGGCCGGAAGTGCCGAAGTGA